TTACCACTTGGGTACCGCGCCTATAACACCGTTCGGGTTGGTGGGCTGGTTAAGCCCACCCTCCACCGGAGCCGCTTCCGCCCCCGTTTTTCACTTCGCCACCACAGCGAAGCTACTAGACGGTGGTGAACACGGCACCTAAGCTTGGAGCGAGGTAGGGGACTCGAACCCCTTTCTCAGACTTGGAAGGACTGGGCACAACCCATATACCAACCTCGCTCAAAAATCTCAACGTCCTCTCCGTTGTGCCACACCACTTTTGGCTTTCGCCATGGAAGGTGTCACCCCGCTTAATGCACTGGAACCTATAGCCGGGATTCTGTCTTGAGGTTTCCCTCATGCACAATCATTCGTCTCGGCCAGCCGTTACCGTCTGGCTCTAGCTCCCAACCCGCCGCTTGATAACGACTCGGACACAAGTCTCACGGCCTATTTGGAATTGCTCCACATGGAGATTGCCCGTTTCACCCGAATTAAATCGGCTCGTCTCTGTTGCTCTAATCGTCAATCGACGGCGGTTAAGCCGCCAACTGCTAGGGCGTTACCCTACATGCTGTCCTATGGAGTCCCGAACTTCCTCGAAGTGGTATTGCGCCACGTCGCGATTGTCCAGTTCCAGTGCAAACTAAAATTGTCAAATATCAAACCCCTTAGTGAGTACCTATCTTACATAAGCGAGGCACACACCATGGAGAAGGAGATTATCTCCAAATGTAAAGATGGCAAGAAACGCCGACTTTACTTGCGTTACTGTGAAAACTGCAAGGAACCTTACTATGGCTCCACCCACAACAAGCTTAAATTTTGTTCCCTGACCTGTGCCCAACCGGGTCGTGAATCAGTGGAAGTAACCTGTGTTTATTGCAAGACTACCTTCAAGAAGTTCAAAAGCAATCTGAAAAAATCCAAGAGCGGTCTGCGTTTCTGCTCTCGCGTCTGTAAAAATAAAGCCCAAAGCATTGATGACGGTAACTGCTCTGCGATTCAGCCTGAACATTATGGAACGTCAGAACTTAAATACAGAAAAATCGCATTTAGACACCATCCTGCCCGATGCAACAGATGTGGCTACAACCGCCACATCCCTGTTTTACGAGTACACCATATCGACCGTAACCGAAAAAATGGTAAACCCGAAAACCTTGAAATTCTGTGTCCAACCTGTCATGAAGAGGAACACTACACAGCCCATGATGGCATGTACACAAATCTAAAATCTGGTGGACCCGGAGAGATTCGAACTCTCGTTGGCACGGTGCAAGCGTGTAGTCCTCCCGCTGAACGACGAGCCCACTAACTTAATACCGAAACTTGGAGCGGGATGTGGGATTCGAACCCGCGACCTCAACCTTGGCAAGGTTGCGCTCTACCAACTGAGCTACTCCCGCATTGGTGCTCCAGACAGGATTCGAACCTGTGAAATCCTCCTTGTAGGGGAGGCGGTATAGGCCACTCACACCACCGGAGCACAACAAATTGTTTGCTACAAAAATCAAAAGCCAGCCTTTTTCGGCTGGCCTCTGGAAAGTTCGGATTTCGCTTTCGCTTATCCTTGGACCTCCAGAGGCATGGTATCCTCTCCCGCGCAACCGGCTTCAGCGGCTGCGACGACGCCCACGACGGCTACTGCCGCTACGGTGGAGGTCGAGATGTTGGTCTGGATAGTCATGGTTTTGTTCACTCTCTTACTTAATACTCCAAAAGTTGGAAAATTGCAAGGACTTTTTCATTCACTGGCGATTATTTTCGCAACAGCTTAGAAAAAGGAGGAAAGCAACTACGGAAACGGAGTACCCGCCTTCATGTTGGGCTTCGGCTGGAGTTGTTCCAATCGCAAGCGATGTGGCTCCCCTACTACCCCCCGAGTGACCCGCCAGTTGCTTTCCTATTCAAGAACGTAAATCCATAATACACGGATTCTGGTCTTTTTGTCCACTCATTTCAAAAAATCTGTGGAAAACTCTGTGAGGCTGGCAGTGGCCGCGCTACACGGCGTGGTATGAGCACTTCTGTGGAGAGGAGGCTAATCCGAACCCACGTCACACCACCGAACCTCAACTCGTCAACTATACCTCAGGCTCCGGCTCCAACGCAAGTTGCTTTGGGTTTCTTTTGTCGAGGCTTCGCTGTTTCAAATCTCTCGGTCTGCACGGAATACCGAGCGAGAGCCTGACGAAGATTACACACAGCCTCGTAGGCTTCCAGTGCAGCCTCACAGCCGGGACAGCAGCCTTTGATGGCTCCGCGTCCCTCTCCGGGGTTGTAACGAGCGTGCGTCGGGCATTTCAACACCAGTTTGCTCTTCGCCACTGTCTTCAACCGCGTCTTCGTAGCGTCATCAAATCGCACTTGCAACATGAGTGTCCCCTTTCGAAGGCGGAGTTGCCGCCCTCTTGGTGTAATACTTCACCTTGGCTTCCCACTTCTTGCGAAGTGTAGTCGCTCTCTTCTCTCGCGTCAATGCGGCTTTGAACATCCGCTTGCAGTGCTCCAGTTTCGCATCAGGCTGTTTGCGCTTGCTGGTTTTCGGTTTGACTTCCAACGGGAGTCCATCGGCCCAAGCATAGATTTCACGCCAGCGACCGACTCTCCCGTAAGTGGCACACGAGTTCATGCGTCGATGGTCAAGACCTCGTGTGTGACCAAGTTCATGAGCAATGACGAGAGCGAAGTCCACCTTATCAATCTTGGTGGTGTCCTTCGGTAGCCGCACTGTCATCCAATGAGAATGAAGATAGGCACAGCCTGAACTCCCGCTCGTGTTGCGGCGGTATGAAACGATGACACGCATAGGCCGAGCCCCGTGTTTGCACAGGTCAGGACGTTCTGTCTGAATCCCCTTGACGAGGAACGCTCGAATGTGGTCATCACGATAATGCGTCTTGTTCTTCAGTTCGATTCGCATGTCTCTATTATACACGGGTGTGGTCTTCAAACTGCTGATTCCATACGTTTTAAGAGGAAATTTTGAGAACTGTACCTACTAAACCCTTTATTTTCAGCAAAAAAATAATTAAGGATTTGACTATTGACATCATAGTAGAGGAATCCCTATGAATCGAGAAAATCTGGACAAGAAGCAAGAAGAAATGCGACTGCGGTGGGCAGCAAAAAAGAAGCGGATTCCAGTCACAAAACAAGAAGAGAAAAAGGTGGAAACATACCTCACCCTCCGCTTTGGAGACAAAAAGAGAAGACGAGCCATCAACCAAAAGAAGGGGACGGTGGACTACTTCTATGAACACCAACAAGGGCGCTGTGCCATCTGTAAAAAACCAGTTGCTCGTCCCGGTAGTGTCAAAGGAAAACGAGGCCCCGCACTTGACCATTGTCATACAACAAATCGAGTTCGAGGACTGCTCTGTATGAAATGCAATGTGTTTATTGGGCTGGCTCAGGAGGACATCACAATTCTAAAATCTGCCATAAAATATCTGAAAAAAGCATCAATATGACGGCGATGACTAGATTGAGGTATCATGTGAATATGAGCACCGAAAAGACCCGCGAACAGCGGTTTGCTGACTGGACAGAAAAGATGCAAAGGACTGAGGCAGAAATCATTGCCGTGGTCAAGCCGGTCGTAGACAAATACGACCCCGAACAGCTTTTGAAAATGGGTTGCCCTTCTGATGAATACGACGGTGAGTGCAAGCTTATCGCCGGGGGAATTGTGCGGGAGGGGATGAACCGGATGACGGAGCAGGAGTTGGGAAACCTCATTGCTTTCGCGTGGCACTATGAGTTTGGCTCATGGGGAACGCCAGTCCGTTACTACGCAATGTTCTACGAGATGGCGAAGGAAATTCTTCCGTTGCTTCCAGAGTACGACAGGATGCGAATGCTTTAGCTCTCTTCAGGACCAGCCTCGTCATCATCGACTTCTAAATAAATCTCAGCCTCATCTTCTAACCGAAGCATAAGACTCTCAGTCGTGGTGTGTCGAGCGAACAACTCCAACCCCTCGACCATTCCAAATTCGCGTGCAGAAATCGTAACCTCTCCACCAAATCTCCGAACAAACACAGCGAGAAGTTGCAGTAGAACTTCTTCGCGCAGTTCTTCTGGATTGACAATTTCAAAGTCGGAGTCACTCATGACGTAAACCCCCTGATAAAGAGTCAGGAAGTTTACGTCTTGGTGATGATTTTCTTGATACCACCCGCTGCGGCGGCGACCCGTGCTGTTTCACTTGGAGAAGCAACGACAAGTGGAGACAATTCGATTTCCACAAAGGAAATCTGGTTTGAAGGGAGCAAGCTATACTTGTTCCCTTCCTTCTTCAGCATACCCACACTGGCGTACTGAGCCATCATCTGATTCACGGCTGCTTCCGCTGCGTCAGAGGGACACTTGATGTCCTGTGTCAATAGATTGCCTTCAACGGTGGTGATTACAAAATGCAAACTGGTTTCCATTCAACCTCTCCAGCTACATCCTAGATACTCGTTTTAGTCGTGCTTGACGTATTTTTTCTTTGGTTTCTTCAGAATGGGTTCTTCCGAACATGGGGTTGAACAAACCCTTGGCATTCTTGGAACGAAGGGCTTTGAGTTCAGGAGTGGCTGGGTGGTCTTTATGGTACTTTTTGGTGGACTCTGACATTTTCAATTTTGAACTAGCTGAGTGATGTTTGCCAAATAAAGGGTGGGAATCACCATACCTTGGATGTTCTTTAGACCATTGAGCCAATTTCAATTTATCGGGGGAGCCGCTCATTCGTTTCTTACCCGCTTCTGATAAATGCTGAAGATGCTCCTTTGAAAACACCCTATTCTTCATCCTCTGACGAAGCTTCTCTTTAGTCTCATCTGAGGTTATTCGCCCTTTAGCTTTAGCTGAAATTTTTGCTTTTGTCTCTGATGAGTGTGTTACCCCCAAAGTGGACAGCCCAGCACTCTTAGAGCAATTGAACCCTCGTTTGTACGCCTGTAAGGTATCCATCCAATGCTGCTCTCGGTTGAGTAGAAGATAAGCATCGCAAGGACAGACTTCTAACACTTCGAACTTGAAATTCTCTTCTCCATATTTATTCCACGCTCTTTGCAGCTTCTTAGCATGATGGGTGCCCTTTAGAAGAGTGCGTTTGTGGTCGTACCAACGATGGTCTATGTTCTTTGCCTGACCCACGTAACTGCGGTCTGTTCCTATAAGGAAGATGCGGTAGATTCCACATGTAGATTCTACCGCATTATTGGTTTCATTCATTTTAGAACCCTCTACATAAGAGTTCCATAGTTCACAAACATTTCCACTACAAGGCTAACTCGCACGTCCCCGACGAACAAGCAAACTCCTTCATTCCTGTGGTCTGATCTTCTTTCTCAAAAGTTGTAAGACCTTTCCAATCAATTTGTGATGGAGACTCCGCCAAAAGATTTGCATACTCTTCTGCTGTAACCTCAGTATAGGGGGCCTGTTTATAAATATGGTCTGAAAATGGAAGGAAACTAACCCCACCGATTGCATCGAAGTGTTCGAAAACCCATGAAGCAACCTTGAGCCACTCTGATTCACGAACGTAGATAGTGCAGCTTGGATTGTGCTCAGTCCAATGAAGTTTGTATGTGAGGTACAGTTCCAGTTGCTGAATCGCGTTGAGGTCGTTGCGGCAGATGGAGTCATCCGGGGACACCAACGGGAAGTAGAATACGTCGATGTCGTTGGGTTTGGTAACATCTGGCTCACATTTAACCCCCACACTCCTCATGAAAGCAGCGATTGGGTTCTTCCGATCTTCACGAACTGCACGCTCGATGTAATGAGCAAACCGCGTGTGAATGCCTGAAGAAGAATCAACCAACTGGCTTACAGTGCCTGAAGGTTTGATACAAGTAATGGCCGCTGCAACGTTAATACCCAGTTTTTCAGCCCACTCCTTGTTGATTTCAATGGCATACTCGCGGAACTCATCCAGCAACTTCGCCAGTTCTGGTCCGTTCGTCGCCATCATCTTGTTGTCCATGATGCCGGTAAATGACACACCGAGGAGACGTTCTTCTTCAGCATTACGCTGCCATTCCTTACGGAGATAGCGGAAGTCCACGAGAGTGGACTGTAGGGTGCCTAGAATCGCCGCCTTGCGAATCTTCTTCTTGATACTAGCCTTGGTATCCTCCGGGCGGATGACGACCTCTGTAAGGTTACAGAAGCCTTTGGGACGCAACAAGATTTCACCACAGGGATTAACACCGAAGTCGATACCTTCCGTCTTACGACGACCATTTTTGGCAGCGTGCTTACGGGCTCCCTCACGATTGAAAATACCACGCTCACCAGAACGGGATTCGTAGAGAGTGAACCACTCCTTCATGAATGTGCCCATCTCAGGCTTTTCAGTGTAGGCTACTGAATTGTTGGCAAGACGACGCTGGTCATTCTCAATCCACCATTGACCATTCTTAGCATTCCGCATACGTTCATCGGAAAGGTTGGAAAGAGAAATCATCGCCGACCGGCGAACTCCACCAGAGACCACGATGTCAGCGACAAAACACATCAAATCATGACACTCGATTGAAGTCAGCTTACGACCCGCCGCATTTTGGAAAAGACGAACAGTGAAGCGAAAAAGTTGTTCAAGTGGCTCAGGCCCAGATGCGCGACCACCGAATGTTTTGAGGATAGAGCCAGCGGGACGAATTTGTGAAATGTCCCACTTTGGAATGGAACCCCCGTAGAGTAAAGCGATGAGTTGGCGGAAAGCATTAGCCCAGCCAATCTTGGAGTCCTTGACTTTGATGATGGTGTCGGTCGGATAGAAGTTCTCCGCAACAACAGGCATCTGGTTGACGTACTGACGCTCAACAGAAAACCCTACGCCGGTACCACACATGGAAATGTACATCGCCTCATCGAAAGCCCGTGGGTCGTCCACAGCGATATAAGAACAGTTGTAGCCAGCGCAGTTGTCTTTTTCAAGTGCAGGCCCGGCTGTCATCAAGGAACGCATAGAAGGCATAACTTCCATGCCGAGGATGGCATCTTCTAGTTCTTGTGAAATGGTCTCGCGTTCAGATTTTGGAATGCGTGGAGCGAAGAATGAAATATAGCGGTGGACGGTTTCGTCCCAATTCTCTCTCCTTCCCAGTTCAGGCATCCACCTTGCATATCTGCTTTTATGTATGTATTCCGAATAAGCGGACATCTTGTACTTAGGCATTCGTGTACTCCTCCGAGTAAGATTTGGTTTTGTTGTTTAACGCCCTCCAAACAGTCATCGTAGTCGCACCTACCTGCTGTGCAATTTTCGAGTAGGACGTAGCAAACTCTTCACGGAGCCCGTTAGCCTTTTTAAGTTGTTCAGGAGTAAGCACAGCCAGTTTAGTTGTGCCATAGCACATCACGTTGAAAAGTGTGTTTGTAATTTTGTATTGTTCAGTTAGTTCCAACTCCAAAACAAGGGCAGTCTTTGAATCCAACCCACGCTCTACAATGACTACAAAGTCTGCGGGTGTATACCCTTGATCGAGCAGTGACTCAATCCATTTTTGATGTTGTGGGGTTCGAGTCCCCCTGCCGTGTTTGGCATTAGTTGATGTCCCACAGGCCCAAGCCCTACCGGCTGTGCCTTTTCCAATGTAAACTACTTCTCCTGTAACTGGATGCCTGTGAAGATACACATAGCACCGAGACAATTTTACCTTACTCATAGTGTGACAGTTTCCTTAGAGTTGAATGTTCGGGTTGTTTGTCGCGAAGAAATAAGCAGCGACGTAATTAGATTAGGAATTGAAGGACTCCATTCACTAGCGATTCTGAGTCGATTCTTGATTTCGCAGTAAGACTGAAGTTTCATACTCCATGGTTCACGGCTTTTGTGGTTACTTTTCTCAATACCAATGAAGTTTCTATTTTGTAATGGAAAATCACTCATCAACTACCCCAGTGAACTTCTCGTACTTAGTCAAATCCACGTCGGAAACCAGCCGACGTTCGGGCATGAGATAGTAACCACACTTGCAGTTGGGACACGGAGTTAATTTCTTGGCACCGGGCTTGTCGTCTTGCACGGGTTCAACATAACCATCACCACGGCAGATGTGACAATTCAATTCACCCTTCCAAAAAACTTTCCTTCCGGTCCGTCGTGTTTGTTGGTTGTGCCACACCTTGATGAGGCCGGGGGCATTTTTCACCAAAGAGACTAGAGGGTCTTTAGCCTTCGCCAAGTAATCGACGGAACTGAACTGAGGAGTGTCTGAGACATTCTTAGTTGCAGCCCAAACCATAAACGCTTTGAGTTCGTCCGGGGTAAGGTTGTGCTCATCCAGCAGAGAGCGGGAGAGTTTAATCCAACCTTTGCAAGGTACAGTAATGTGCATCAATTGCTTGAAGTGACTTGCACACTCAGCGGCGGCGATGTCTTCTCTAAACGATGTCATCATCTACCTCCGTTGGGATTGGAGAATCCCCGCTCCCATCCTCTTGATTTATTGATTTATCTTCTTTATCTTCTTTATCTCCTTTATCTATAGGAGGACGACCCTTACTTTTTCCCACTGTTTCTGAGAAATTCAATAGGTGTGGCAAGTAATATCTTCTGCAACCCTTCTGCACTTCTACAGCAAGTATTCCGAACTTCTTCAGAAACCTTTCAGCAACTGTGTTGTGGATGTGCAGAAGCTTTGCAACACCTTTTATGTCCCAAGGGATGTCCCCGAGAAGCCAGTTATAGGCCATCAACGTGCTGTAAATTCCACGCTCTGCCATGCTCATTTCATCTACAGTACCTGACCCAATCCACGCCGCCGCATAGAAGGGGAAGTAAGGTAGATTGTCAGGGTTAACTTTGCGTTTATTGCTTGCCATTAGATTCCAATCTCCTCACCACTGAAGGCCCCAATTGACTCGGCGGTCAGCTTACTTTCAACCGGCTGTGTTTCAGTTTCAAGGTATCCAAACGCTCCGCTGGATTGTTTCAACAACATTCGTTTAGTCGGCGCACGGCGACCTCTCCGCTGCTTAATCTGCTGAATCTCAATCTGGTCGCCCATCTTCATGTCGTCGTTTGACCATACGGATAAACACAAGTCAAGATCGTGTTGGTACTCAGAGACAGTGTTGATGGCGTTCAGATCGTAGCGTGCTTCGCCTTCCTCAGCCTTCTGTGCCTTCTTGTTGCCTTCGCGGTTGACTTGGATAGGTGTGAGGACGATGAGCCCCTTGTTACCGTCAAACGAGCGCGTGAGCCCTTGCACGTCATGCACCAGTTTCTTCATCGCTTGGTCACGAAAGCGTGTATCCCCCGGCACATCGAGGCGACCGAGATAATCGACAATGAGGATGTCGTACTTGTTGGCTTTATGGTTCTGGTTAAGGTAGTCGATGATGCTTTCCCAGTCGCGAAACTGCTGGCAATCGAGAAGGCCCGGTAGATTCTTGCGACTCTGAATATCGTTCAGAATCCGATTCATGTTGGATAGATCGTCCGGTGTTACTCTGCTCTTCTCACCCTCCCAGTCATTTAGTGAGGGTAGTGTGAAATCGTCGTAGTCACGATGCGACTGGTGCAGGAATGCCATGAACTCCCAAATCTCGGTGGGGCTATGTTCCGTCGAGCAATAGAGAATGTGGGCTCCTTGTCGCAGCCAGTTGTAGCAGATGTAGTTTGTCAGCGTCGTTTTGCCGTCGCCGCTCATGCCGAGAACGGCGATGAACCGAAGGTTCTGCTTGCCAACTGTCACACAGTTGTCGATGTGTGGAAGGCCGATGGGAAAGCGGTCGCCTCGGTCGTCGGTCAAACGCTCGACCAAACCTTGACGAATCTTACCTACGTTTTCGTGAAGGATACCTGCAATAGCGGGGGCTTCAAGTGTGAAATCCTTTGTAAACTCCCCCCGAAGCCACCGGATGGCCGCTGTTGGCCCAGCCTCCTTTATCTTGTCTGGTGTTTCACCACCATTGGCAACATTCATCGCCACCTTGCATTGGTTGATAATCCATTTCTTCCGAGCGGTCGAAAGTAGAGTATCAAATAGTAGGTTGTCATCCAGAGTAATCTCTGAAGTGTATTCTTCTAGGTCGTGGATATTGTCGTTGAGCCCTGCAATCTGTTTGAACTCTTTTATCTCGTCGGGGTTTTCAACAACATATTGACGTAGAGCATCTACACTTCCCGGAGCACGACCACGTTTCTGATAGTGGAGTATCACTGCCCGAAAGGTGGGGAGATTGGCGGTCTCGTCTCTGTCACCATCAATCCAACGTCGAGCTATCCAGAGGAAGCCCGGTTTGTTTTGTAGGAAGAATGAGTACAGGTCTTTAGTACAGAGACGATACAACATCTCAGTAAGGTAAGCTGGCATTATTGGTGTTCCCCATTCATGTTTTCTCTCCCCACCATTGTTTGAAAGAGGAGGCGGTGATGGGGTAACCGCCTACCGTAGTGTTGCGTCCGGGGTGTACGTACCCGAATAACCACTAATACTGGTTTCGTGGTGTGTTGACTTTTCTGGCTGTGGGTTGCCAGTGATTTTGGAGAAATGGGCTTTCGGTTCAATCGGTGTATGGAACAGTTAGAGCAGGTCGAAGTTAAGCTTCTGAAGTATACCTTTCAGTTCAAACGAATGCGCTGGCGTGAACATGCCGCTATCAAGTTTGAAAAAGGGAAGGACCCACAGCGCATCATATTGGCTAACTCTCTGCTGGAAGTTTCGGGAATAAAACCCAAAAACCTCGAAGAATCCATGCGTATAATGGACGCCATTCCAGCCGCTATCGTGGAACGAGTATTCAAAATCTGGCGTGCTTCATTTCCTCCAGCCCGGAAGTTCACCACGTCCAAGTTGTATTGTGCTCCAGAGCCATCTCAGTACACTAAGCGAATTGAGTTGGATGAGAACGATGAGGATGCAATCCACGATAAGACGATTCGAGATATGGAATCGAAGTTTGGACCGCAAGAAATCGCCGAGACTAGAAATCTCGAACGACAGATTCTTGTTGCTGCTCAACGTAAAGAGGGTGGCTTCCGTGGGGCTGTAGTGGCTACCGAGGATGAGCATGGTAAGTAAATCTGAACTCAAGGCCGCTGCGGCAATGTCGAAGAAACCCCTTCTTCCATCGGGTGTAGACCTGATGCGGAAAATAAGTGAGGGTGCCTCTCAGAAAGTTCCCAGTGAGTACATTCAAACTGTTCGAACGGCTGTGGTGGATAACTGCGATGAACTCCTTGAGGTCGGGGCTCGTATCCGACCTATGTTGGTCGAGGGACAACAAGTCGGATGGGTGAGGGGGATTCATTACACAGAGAGACGGCGGCTATCTCGGTGGTTATTTGATTCCAACGAATATCTTGTAACGGTGCTTTCTTTGGCTACAACTCTAACTCGTCCTGAGATAGAGGATTTGAGTCCATTAGAGTTTCGTAATCTGGTTATGCTGGTTCAGAAAATGTCTGATTACGACGTTTCTCTTTTCCCTTACATATCAGCATTCACGAGCACATTTACCTCAGAGAATCTTTGGCACGGACAAGGCTCCCGGCTCACATCATTTGAAAATCGAGTCATAGAATTGCCGGATGGGAAAAGTATGAAAATCCTAGTACCTTCCGACCATGCTCGTTTGTGGGCGTCTCTCTGCGTGTACAGAGAACAAGCTAAAGCACGCTTGGATGCAAGCTGGAACGCGGTACTCCAAGTTAGACCGATGGCTGGCAAAAGCGTAGACCCTCTTGCAGCAGATTTGAAGAAAACTTCTAGGCAGCTTGTCGCGAATAGTATGGAGCCGTGGGAGACTCTTGTCAGACCGATAATCAAGCCTGACCTTGATGATGGATGGGCTCACGCAGAGAATTTAGAGACGCGGGAAGGTATGCTCAAGGAACTCCATGGCATGTTGGCGAACGACCGGCACGAGCAACTTATGGCGAAGTTTGAGAAGCAGCAGATTGAGGCTGCTGAGGAACGCAAAAGAGCGATTGAGGCTATGGCTCGTCGTCGTGGAGGCCCGGGGATCAATGAAGAGACCATCCGAGTTGAATCTGATGCGGACGTTCGTAAGCGGGAAATTGAACTCAAGAAGGGGCGGACGGTGCCACCTATCGACCGCAACAAAACAGAAACTACTCCCAACCCTGCCGAGAGAATAAAACGGTATCAGTGATTTCGATTTAGGAACTTGGAAAACCACCAAGTAGAAGGAGCCGTATATGGCTGAGGAAAAAACGCAAGTGGAAGTCAAGCTAAACCGGGATGATTCAGTACCCGGCTTGCTCAAGGAACTCGATGCATTCATCAACCACCCGGATGCACACGAGAAGATTATGGCTGAATTTGACCAGCAATACTGTAAAAAGTACAGCGAAGCTGAGGGTTAAAGGAATTCTACCTTGTAGCTCGTGACGACTGACACGGGCTCTTCGGGTGATGGCTGTTGGAGGTTCAAAGAAGTTGGGGTCGAAGCACCACCGCCGTGGTTGCGAAGGAATTTCTGCATAATGCCGATGAAGAGGAAGGCAAAAATGGCGGCTCGAACTTCCCATCCCACTGAAAAGAAGTCTGGAACGTTTTGCGTAACCATCATGTACACCCAACCTATCGCCAAGAGGGTAAGACCCACAAACACAAAGTAGCCGGGGGTGTAGAAGAGGGTGAAGATGGCAAGCAACGCCAAACCAGAAATTATGAACGAAACGAGGGTGACCGGCTCTCCCTTGATGTACAGAATGAGGGGCCACGCTATAGCCGCCAAGGTTGCCAATGCGATGAAAATCAGGGTCTGTATGCAAGTGATGAGGAACCGAAGCGGAGCGGTCACCACATTCATCGTCCGGTAGAACGTATCTTGTGGGTTCATGGTCAACTCCTCACCCATAGTATACCGGAAATACACAGATTCTGGCTAGTTTTATGAGAATTTAATTGTAACAACAACAAAACAGGAGATTTATGGATAACGTTTATGTAGCACCCTCTGAGAAAATTGAAGCCACCCCAACGGTTTCTTCCAATGAGCCAGTGGTAATGACAGCGGATCAGACGACGGTCGTCGCCGACACACCAACCCCACCACTCTCGATTGAAGAGATTATAGCTGGTCTTCGGGGCTTTGGTATCGAAGAAAACGAAGAGGTCTTGACGTTCAATAGTGGGAACGGAAAAAAGGTCCGGCTTCGCATCACCAACATGCCCACGGATGAGGAAATCAAGGCTTTGGTTTCCGCCGAAGAGTACAAAGGCTACGCATGGGTTCAACGCATCCGAGTTGAAATTCTCTCGCGTTCTATTTCTTGGATTGATGGGATGGACATCCGGGTTCTCCGGGAGAGGGGGGTAGTCATCAAGGATGCAGACGGCGTTAATCGGGACATCCAAATTGTGCTCCGCAACGTCATCATGGGTTGGGGTCAGGAGTTGGTGCAGACTCTTTGGAAAATTGCCATGGTTCACTCTGAAAAGATTGAGAAGCGTTATCAATCGGAGTTCCCGGAATCTACCATCATGACTGAAGTCGAGCGCCGGTTTATGGACACTGTGTTGAAGGAGATTGAAGATTCCAGCAAGGAAGTTATTGCTGATTCAGTACGGCAGTTGTTCGAGGTTGAAAAGGAAGAAGGAACTGAGTAATGCCAATCGGTGACCAAGCCCCCGGCGAAGCTGGTAATGCCCCACAACAAGCGACAGATGCTCCTGAGCGTTTGAATGCTGCTATGGAAGCCCTTCGTCAATCAATTGACAAACAGACAGGTACTTGGGATGACGTGCTGAAGGTTATGCGCGAAGTTGCAGGAACTGCTGAGACTGTGGCTGAAGAGTTCACGGGGGCCGCGACTAGTGCTGAAGACTTGGTTAAGTATATCGGTACTGCTCGGGATAGGTTGAGGGTGTTGACTACTGAGGCCAAGAAATTGGGGGCTAACCTTGGAACCCTGTCCTTTAAGAAGGCGGGGGAGCAGCTTCGCACGATGAGGGAAGAAGCAGAGCGGTTAGCGAAAAGTGGAAATCTCACGAAGAGAGAAATGAATGACCTTCACATTGCTATTCGTAAATGTTCAGATGGTGAGAGGCTCCTTTCCCGCCATCAAAGTGACTTCAACGCTAAGGTCAAGAGTAACAAAGATGAGTATCGGGAAGTCGCAGATATTCTGAAGGTCATTCAGGATAGAACAATCGCGATTACACAGCGGGTTAAGACTGGTGGTGTCAACCAGAAAATCATGGCTATGAACGCAGTTTTGGGCGGGGGCTCCGGTCGTGTAGAGAAGGCACATCGAACAGCGCAAGCCGCGTATGAGAAAAGACAAGAACTTGCTGAAGTAAAAGCTGGACACAAGAGGACGCACAGAGATAAAAACGCGAATATCATGGCTCGGTTACACGCTGCGGGTATTGATGTTCACGATGAGCAAGGACGGATTGACCCTAAGAAATGGAAGTCTAAGGAAGTTCGAGATGTTATCGCCGACACTCTTACTGAGGGTCATTGTGGGGAGAAATCCGGGTGGTTGAACCGCAAGCTAGTTAGTATGGCACTTAAGAGCCAGCAAGAAGAAGGCGGTGGGGGTTTTGTATCTAAAGCGGTGACTGGTCTGGCGGCACAGGGCGGCGGTAATGTGTTCACTGGTCTTGCTCATGGTGCCACAGATATGGGACTCGGTGCGATTGAAAAGCTGGCCGGTCCTGTGGGTATTGGTATGGCCGCAGTTGGGGCTCTTGGGGATTTGGTAGACAAGGTAGCAAAACAAAATCAAGAGACTGAAAAGAACCTTGGCAAAGCCGGAATATTTACAGCCGGTGTGGGCGGCGGTCGTGCCTTAATGAATGTCAGACAAAATCTGATGGCTTATGGCTTGAACGCGCACAACATCACTACAGAACGTCAAATGGCGGTTGCTCAAACTATGCAAGAAGAGGGAGCCGGGTTGGCTGAACTTGCTCGACCATCAAAGGGATTTTTTGAAGGCAATCCTCGTAGTGTAGGAGATATTGGGAACATCGTATTCAAACAAGCACGCGAGGTTGGCCTCACTGATGTTGAGGGTACGAAGCAAGTAATGAAGATGCTTCAGACTTACAAGATGACCCTAACTGGTACGCAGGATTTCTTCCGCACCATTGGCAAAGACATCCACGCGGCTGGCATCTCCACCACTAAGTATCTTCAACTCATTGACGATATTACTGACCAGTTTGGCAGTATGAACAAGTCCATAGAAACCACCACTAGCCTCCTCCGTATGCTCGGGTCTGCGGGAACTTCCACATACGACCAGTTGAAAGAAGATGTGAGCGCGTTGACTGAGGACAAATCCAGTTTGGAACAGCGTAGTGCTCTCTTTCAAATGCAATCCCCCGGAACAAGGGCGACCTTTGTAAAGACTCAGGAAGAGGCCGCAAGGAACGCGAGTGATACATTGGCAAGCGGTTTGGATACAGCCATGGAACACTTGAGTATGAATAAAGAGGATATTTGGAAGGGGTTGGATAGAAATTCAGGGCGGGATGTTGAGAAAGCCTACACTCGGTTCAAGAGAAACATGCCATCGAATGCCGATGCTGGGGTATTCACCACGCCGCTGGAAGGTTATTTGCGTCAGTACCAAGCTGCTCAAGGTCGTGCAGTTGTGGCTCAACATGGAAACCCGGTTCAACTAGGGGCGATGATGGATGTTCTTGGTAAGACGCCCGAAGGTAACATGACTTTGAATCTCAGCCGAATGAATGAAGTGTTGAAGCAGCAAAAGACTTCCTTTGGAGCGGCGATAGCTAACCCTACAGCGGCGTTGGCAACCAATCCATTGCTTTTGGATAAATTGACGGAAGCATTCGGCGGTGACCCATCGAAGGCTTTGAACTTGCTGAACGAGTCATCAGAGGCAATAGAAAAAGAAGTCAAGTCGATGAAAGAGGGCGGCTTGGGGGCTGCATTTAATGCCCCTCAAGAGGAAGAAAATTTCTATGAGGGAATTTTGCGTAAGACAGGCACCGCTTTCAAACCGGGTGGGGCAAAAGAACTTGTCACTAACATGGACGACAAGTCATTGGATAAACTTACGGAGAGTCTCAAGCAAAACACAGACGCCGGGGACATCCTAGAACTTTTGGCTGACCCGAACAACCCGATAGCCAGAGTGTTGAAACTCAATCATACTGAGGAAAAAACTGAGCAAGAAAGAAACACAGCAGAGATAGCCTCAGGCACCCGCACGATTAGTGGGCTTCTCAGCACCATCAGCGATAACATCTTATCGAAGATTGGACAGCCTCTCATGATGTTGGTGGATTTTATGCTTAACCCCTCTGCGGCTGACCGCTCGGCAGTTGAGGAGGCTTCGCATATTGGTGAAGACACAAAAGCACAGATGGATGCTACCACTGTAGCTCAGATTGTTAAGTTGGACACGCAGAATAAGTGGAAAGATGTTGCTGGCCCGATGCCAGATAGAACAGCAGCAGATATTTGGCAGAATTTCAATCGACTTCAGGAAGAGCAGAAAGAACACGGGATGCTCTCGGCTGCGGACGCCAAACAGTTATTGGCTCTCAGGGATGCTATTGAGTCGATGGCAGGACACGCCAAGTTTCAAGGACTCGAAGGAACTGGTCATCACTGGGATGAAATCAGAGACATGGAGTACAAAACACTCAAAACTGTTTATGAAGCATCCAAGGGTGGGTTCGTATCTAACACCAATCCTGTTGCTGCGGCACAGGGACAGGTACCAGCAACAGGTGCCGGTGCGCCAAATCAGACTACCCCTGCTCCCACTGTTCAAGTAAACAAAACTGTCAACGTCGGAACACTTAAAACGGCGGTGCCCCCCACCCCATCTACAAAACCAGCATCAGGAGAAACAGTACCCGGAGGCGGTTTGCCGGGTGTAGACACGGGGTTTGATAACAGTCTCTATCAAGCAATGAGTGGAGGTAGGTACTGATGCCAGCGACTGTAAGTCAAATCACCCAAACTCAGCCTAACAATGTGGCTGCGGTGACTACCGCTGTCAATAACTACAATGCGAGTTTAGGGTCGAATCAATACCAACTCAATGTGAATGATGTTTTGGCCGTTGTTGCAATCGAGTCATCAGGAAAGCAGTTTGGACCAGATGGCAATGTTCTTGTCGGACCGCAGAACCCTAACGGCACTTACGACTATGGCATCATGCAGTTGAATAGCGGTACATACCCCGACGCTGCTAGTTTATCAATGGCTGATAACATCACTAAGGGGGTCGCTCAACTTGGGAATAACCTACAGAACAACGGTGGCAACATGGCAGCGGCTGTGCAAGCTTACAATACAGGTTCACCCGATGGCTATGCTTCTTCAACGTACGTTCAAAATTGGCAAACGGCTGGCGGAGCCACGGATACATCTACAGTGGGTGAGATGACTGATCCTCTCGCAGGTGGCAACATACCACCAACCGCTCAAGCGTATGTGCCGTTGAGTAACAACGCTCAAAATGTAGACCTGACCGCACTGGTTCCAATGATTGTGATTCAAGAGGGGCTGAACGTTAAACCATGGTATCAGGATGCTGGTTTGGTTACAGGAAATCCAAGACTTAGAGCCGAGGTTCAACCTGTGACCTTTGAGGTTTTACTGCACAACAATACTTACTTCATCCTCGCTGAAAAGGGGCAGCAAGGCCAACCGATTCAGGTTAGGTTGAACGCTTCCATGAAGAGTGTGAATTGGTCGATGAAACATATTTACCACCATCAGCACACCCGCACGGCGCAGCACATCACGATGTGGGGATTGCAAGCTGACACAATCGAGGGACAGTGTTCAACTGGGGTGTTTATGAATCAGTTTGGTCTTACGGATTACTACAGCACCCGTACCATCAATGACAACTTGAAGAAGTTGGTGGGCTCCATGTTTTTGAATTTGCCAAGTGGAAGTGGGACTAGCAATAACACCCCCTTAGGGGGCAATGCCAGCGTAACCCCAAGTTCTTTTAGCAACTTGATTACAGTAGATGGCCCGAATGGGCAGAGTGTGACTACATCTACAGGAGGTAGCCCCTCATTCACCGCCACTATAAACTCGGCAGCAAGGAATAATCCCAATTTTTCACAGACCTCAGCTTTTCGCGTAGCCGCTCAGGACGCTTTCATGGAATTCCTTGCTTTGTTCAAGATGAATGGCAATGTGTGGTTTTGGAACAAGACGTATCAAGACAACATGGGGGAAACCCGTGACTGGACGAGTATTCAGGCATGGTCACCGACTTTGGGGTTGAGTGGTGCTCAAAAGAATGCTAGAAACAACGATGTCCTGACTCGTGGTGGGGTCATTATGACCTACCGCAATTTTGTGTATCAGGGATACTTCAAAAGTCTTCAATGGCAGATGTCGGCGATGAAGCCCTTTAGCTGGGATTTCTCTTTCGTTTTCCAAGTTGAGAGAACAATCGGTCAGGAATTCATACCGGGGTAAAAATGGCTACGAACAACTTTACAACAAATAGCAGCGGGGCTCTTACCACCATCAACGGTCAGCCGATTACGGAATCCGTGACAGTGAATTCGATTATCCCCACAATCCCTGTGACGACAGGTGATACCTCTCCTGCCATTCTCCCGAGTGTACCCTTGGTGGGACTACCGCTTAGTGGGACACCAATTACGGCGCAAGCTGGAAATCCTAATAGCCGAGGGGTGAATGATGTTAGTGATATTCGACCGACTTCGACCGTGGTGTACTTGCCCACTCGTGCTGAGAAGAGACTGATTCCTCAAAAGGTCAATGCTGCGGAACTTCAGGGAACATTTGACGACTACAATGAACTGAGCGGGAATTCTCTAACAGTTCAAAGGAACAAAGTTCAAGATACAGATTTCTACATTACACCGTCAACAGCAGCGAAGCGACTGCTCACTGATTACATTAAGGTTCGTATCCCGCACCGGGGGGTGAATTCCAGTTCGTTACAGCCCGATCCCACACAGGCGGTGGAGTTCAGGTTCTTGATTAACCCTCACACGGTAACTGTCAATCGTCAGACAGTGGACACTCAATCGTTGACTCGTGGTGGGTGGCAGTTTGGTGTGTGGGGTGAAGATTGTTTCATGGTGCAACTACAAGGAACTTCCGCAGGTTCTTACTTCACTCGGGGGTTGACGGACGAGTACAGCTACTATGCCGTGTCCTATAGAAACTTGATGCAGCTTCAGGAAGTTTTCGAAAACAATGGCTATTGGTTCGAGGGGGAGGAGTATAACGAGGGTCCGTTAGCAGCAGACTATTTACGTCGTCGTATTCGTATGCATCAGGATGTAGAACTCTGGTATGGAAACTTCATCTGGTTCGGCATGTTCGATGGTTTGACTGTTTCACAAGATGCCACGCAGCCATTCATGTTGAATTTCACATTGAGTTTCTTTGTGTGGAGAGAAAAGTATCGTTCGACCTCTCCCTACTGGGGCAGCATTGAGAATAATGTGGAACGTGGTCATGCTTACCCGGTCGTGGTGGGTCAGAATAGCAGCATTCAGACCAATAACACATTATCTCAATACGCGCCCTCGGCACTTGCTTTTAGAGCATCTCAGGCCACCGCCGCTGCGGCGGCAGTTGGCTCTGGAGCAGCGGGTCAAGCACCGGCTGTTGTGGGTGCTAACGCAAATGATTTAGAGCCGGTGGTGCCTATGAACCCCCCGTCTTTCTTTTCGGGCGTGAGCAACCCCGTTTCGGCATAGGTTGGAGAGTTACATGGCTGATTCATCGCAGACAACATACAATGACGCTTCTACTGACGGCATGATTCGTAATTTGAATCAGACTGTGCAGGAGCGTGAAATAATTAAGACCTGCCCGGACCTCATTGTCTACTTGGACGGTAAGACTTACTTGCTCAATCCCTACATAACAAATACTACTCAAGGGCAACCCTACACCTTTGTCAGTTTCAATGACTACGTGCAGAATTTCTCCGCGTCCTATGATGTGGACAATTTGGTTCCATCTGGAAACTTCACGTTGCAGGTTCCCAATCATGCCAAATATCTTTTTCAGACGCCGGGAGGTAACAACCTCATTGAGTCGATGATGGAGGTTCAGATTTTTGCTAAGGGCTACTTTGCATCGAGTAACGGGAACACCATCTATCATCGAGTTTTCAAAGGACTCTCATCGCATGTGGCACACACAGATACTGGCATGTTTCTGGAGATTTCAGTACAGTGTTTGGGGGTTCTGCATTTGCTTGAGTACATGTACATCGACCAAGCCCCCGCGCTGTTGAGCAACTCTGAGCGTCTTGTACAGCCGTATGCAACCAATCAAGCCAACATGAACCCCTATGAGGCTCTCGCGGATACGTTCCTTCGCGGCATCACTTTCGAAGGGTTTCAATTGAATGCTATTCAACAGACAGGAGTGTCGGGGGTATCACAGCAGTGGGCAGAGGCAGTTAAGGTTGGCTATTGTAACAAGTGGCAACCAATCATAGAGAACATTCGTAAGGAAGTTCACATCACTGGTTACAGGCCGGGGTCAGTGTTGCCACAAGACATTAACGGCTTCACGCAGACCTATCAGGATGCTGATGGGGATACAACCCCCAATTTACAGACAGCGAGAGACACACAGCACGCCTTGTTGGCACAAAATGTCTCTAACCCCGATTACTACGTAGATGTGATTCGAGGCTACCTTCCTGATATGAACATTGGACAGATTCAATTGACCAATGGTCGTGTCACGTCTCGATTGGAACGCATTCGTACGATTGTGCAGTTGATTGGTTATGAGGGGTTTCAAGACCTCGATGGAACAGTTATTTTCAAACCGCCTCTTTACAACCTTGATGTGACTAACATTCGGGGGACAATGGCAGCGCAGTCAGCGGCGATAACTGGAACGGGGGCGCTCAATGATACACAGATAACCGACAACACCAACCCGTTTGTTGTACATCTTAGTGAAATTGAAACTGAGTCGGAGGCGGAGGATCAACAAGCCATCAAAGCCACTCGTGTGACTGTTCAACCATCTCTCTTACCTAACTTGCCGATGATCCCGGATGCGGGTACTGCTCTTCTACGCCCGGTTATTCAACACATTGATATTCCCAAAATGGCGCGTTTTGGTTTGCGAGAAGAAATTGCACGTACAGTTACATGGCTGGGGCTTCAGGATAAGGTTGCATGTTACACCTATGCTGTTAGCGAATTGAATCGGGCTAATCGTGGCTGGCGTACATACAATTTAACCATCCCTCTGCGGCCAGAATTGCGTTTGGGGTTCCCCATGTACCTGCCACATAAGGATATGTATGGGTACATCAAGACCATCAGCATCTCTTATTCTCAAGGGGGTGCTGCGACCATGAGCATTATGTTGGACACACTTCGTAAGCGTCCAGTGTTTCCTGCGGTCAAGACAACAGGTCAGAATCAGACAATCTATACAAATCCACCAGTGGTCTACACCACTCAACCGAATCTTGTCATGCAATGGACGGAGCCCCCCTCAACTACGAATTCTCAAACCAGTATTTTTTCTTCTAGTCCATCATCAATTACCAATGACGGGTTTCCATCGGCAAGTTCAAATGCCAATTTGCTGAACATCCCGGCAACCCAACTGCAACCGGATGCCAAACCAATTTACTCGAATGATATGGCTGTCATATCTGCACGGCAATCGCAGTATGGAACCTCGTTTGGAACCAAGGCGGATACAAGAACCAAAAGCTTCAGGGTACAAAATGACGTTGCTACAGCAGACGACGCCGCGCAAACGTCAACCGGGGCTGGGAGCACTGGGCAATCTACGTCCTCTACTACCCCCACTCAAACTTTTAGCCCGACAGTTATTACGCAGGGTAAGCCCTTCTTCTCGGCGACGAATTGGGGACCGGGCACCCGAGGGGTGGATGTGAGATACCTTCAAAAAATTATTGGAACCCAGCCATATACAGACGAGGGGGGTTATGAGTTAATAACGCCGTTCCCGTGGGGGCGGTGGAAGAGTCTAGTGGAGGCGGAACGTGAAACCCACAGAGGCGTGTTGGTTTTACATTCTACTTCGGACGAAACACAGAGTATTACAGATACAAAGCAGACATTTTTGTTTGCTGGCGTTGGGTCACCGAATGCTGTTGACTCTTCCTCGACCTTGCAGAGTCAGTTGAATTCTCTTGCTAACGTGTCGAATTTGGTGGCTTCGTCCACATCGTTTGAAATCGAAACGCCGAAGCCGGGGGATAAACAAGCTAATATTCTGAACAACATGCAACCAGACAGTCTTCTGATAACCCAGTCTGAGTTGACCACCGATAGTAATGTGCTCACGTTCCTCACAGGCAACACGCCCCCGCAGTCTGGTAGTTCGTTGAGCCTAGCCTCTCAATTGGTGTCCACGATACAAAACAATCCGAATGTTGTTGGCACGACAACTAGCACACCACAGGCTCAGGCATTCGTATTCAGCACGATACAAAACAACCCTTCGGTGGTGGGCACTACCGCTGAGAGCGCACCTTCAGCCATTACGGACAAATAATACATGGCACTAGTCAACAACAATTCGATGAACTACCGTGACCAGCTTCACGCTACGAGTACGGCGGAGGAAGCATATCAGGTGTTCATAGCTACTGTCCTCAGTGTTGACTGGGAGCGCGGAGTTGTCACCCTACAGGATTCAAGAACAAACTCAAACCTGCAAGATATATCGGTTATCTCTTGCGTCTCAAACTCCACCGAATCCACCGACATAACTATGCCTGAAGAGGGGGCAACCTATCTCTGCGTTCCTATCCAGTACACGAAGGGGTACATGAAGGTCGCCCTTCTTACACCTATCCTTACTGATATTCAACGGGCAAGAGATACCATTGGTTACCGACTACTGGACAACACACCGGGATACAATGTTCGCAAGCGTGGCAATCTTCGGAAAGCATACCCCGGTCAGCACTCTATTTCCATGTCCTCGGGTTACACAGAGAAAACAGATGGCGGATGGGACAAAGCCTCACAGGACATGAGCCGGGACTGGCTCAATATTCATCGTCGTCAATGGACTCAGATTACGGGGCGTCGAGTCACCTACACAGATTCCGGCCTTGTGTTTCAAGGTTCGGTGAGCCGCCCGGATGCGGATGGGGTCACTCCAGTGACTCTCCCGGACGGCTCTAAAGATTACACGGTCTATCTTCAGCCGGGAACTCAACCTAGCGACCGTTATGTCAGCGGTAAGCAGGATGTAATTCCTTTCGCGGAGAATACGACTCGTGTGCAGGAATACGCTTTGGATTACCCAATGCCGCCTGAGATTCTTCAAGAAGACCTTTTGGATTTTGTGTTGGGTACGACAGCCGACCCTTGGCAACGAACTACGATTCAATCTGTCGGTGGGATTTCATACGACAGTGAAACTTATTTGGTTAACCAGAGCTATGACAGCCCTCAAGGTACCGGCACACCACTTGGTCCAACACTTAATGAGGGCATCACACCCCAACGTCGTGGATTCATTGTAGAAAGTGCCTCGGGAACATTGGTGGGGTACAACCGTTTTGACAAAAGCACGTATGGCAAGGTGCTCAAGCCAGTGCTCAGTCCATACACACAGCTTGGAAGATTTGGTGCTGACTTCGAGTCGGGGTATCTCCCGGTGGTCGATTCTGCTGACCATGCTGAGGCGCGACTAGCCGCTTCCACCCTCTCTTTGAGATTCCCCTATGAGCAGAACACGACTCGTTGGGATGTGACTAAGGAAGGCTTCACATCCTTTGAGGTTGGGGCTACGCTGCCCAAGGAGAACATCCCGCTGGCTGGTGGATACGAACACCCCCATGGGGCTGGCCGGTCGCTGGAAGGGCATCTTGTGGGCTCTCTGAAGCTGGTTGTAGGCAAGAACCGGGATGAGGAAGACGCTATTGACCTTCAGGCTCTCGGTCAGACAGTTATCCGCCTCGGGGCTGATGACACATCCCTTCCTGACCGAGGTCGTTCAATCCTCACACAGACTCGCAGTCAAGGGGATAAGGTACAGAAGCGTTCACTCAACTACTGGACAGCCCCCAAGTTTGGAATTGGAGATGCTGGAGTTTTGACCAACAAGACCGGCATGGAGAATATCTCCCTGCGTATGGGGCTGGATGGTGGTCTCGTCGCCCGTGTGGGCGCTCGTGACCCTTCAGTGCTTCGTAAGCACTTGGTAAATGGTTATCAGGATGGTCAAGGAAAGACGGCTTACCCAGTGACAAGTCAGAATCGTATTGATTCTCACTCGCCCGGACGCCCGGTGTATACACCTTCGGGAGATGCCACGTATCGGTTCAATGACCTCACGCAAGTTGGAACTCCACAGATGCCTGAGATTCAGGGATTCTATGCTTGGAGCGGAATGCCGGTATCGAATGCAGATGCAACTGGGTTATCTGTAGATTTGCACGCGGTGCGTGACATTCTGTTACGAGTCGGAGCGAATAAAGATGGTCAATCCCTGTTGCTTGACTTCCTTGGTGGTATAGTGACGGCTCTTGGTGCAGACACCTATGGGCGCTCCATCACTGCGGCATTAGCTGGCGGTGCTGAGATAACCATTCAGCCGAACAAGCAAGGGAAGGCCCTCCGTTTGGAGATTAACGGGGACATAGATATTACGCATAAGGGGAACTTCCAGTATCTATGCACAGGGGACTTCATCACTGAATGCACCACATGGCGGCACATTACGAAGACTGACCAAGTGTTTTCGGCTCAGAAGATTATCCACTCTGCGTTGACGCGGCTTACTAATGAAGCCCCTGACATCGTGAACAATCAAGGACTCTACCAGTCTGATGAGAACAGCTAATGAGAGACTTGCTTGCAATCGTGGGATTCTTTTTGATGGCAGTGCTGCCGGTGATACTGGCGGTGCGTAATCTCAAGCCGGGGCAGGAGAAGGACAACCAATAATGTCGAGCACAGGTCTACCACCGAGTTTGCAAGCCGCCGAACTTTGGCCTATAAAAGCCAAGGGCGCGGTGCAGCGTCTAAACCCGCTCGGTGACCCTGAGATTGAACAGTTCTACCATCAAGCGATGGAGCAAGGTCGTTTCGTTGAGCGGAATATCGCAGACGCACAACACTGGCTGGCTCAGAAACAAAAAGAACTCATGCGGCAAATTCTTACCCACACTCGCATGAACTCTCTCGCGGTAAACGGGCAGTTGTCGAATCCTGCTAGAGCTATCAAGTACGCCATCGACTCCGGCACAATCATCAGAGACATCAACACATTCCAGAATGAAATCACCAATCTCATTCTGGCGGTAAACCAGAACATCGCTATACTTAAGGGCATAGAGTCGAGTATGTTGAGTTTGGTGTCTCAGAATCTCAACTCATTGGCAAATCTTCTACAGCAAATTTGTAATTGGCATTTGCCTTCGCTTGCCTCACTTCCAAATTATCTCGGGTCGCAGTTTAAGGATACGATCTGGCATTGGAATGGGGTCGTCTTTGCTCCTCTGACTTCTTTCAACATTCTTCTCAACACGATTAAAAGCTTGGGGTCACTCAGCAACCTGAACGCCATTCCTTCTTTGTTGTCCAACTTTCAGTTCAGCAACTGTATTTTCATAAGCCCGTCCCCGCCTAGTACAAGCACTGGAGCCACTACAGGCCCTACGTCTCAGACACCACCAGCAAGCATTACAACATATAGCGGGTTGACCCTTGGCACAACTTTGATTGCCCCGCCGTTGAGTGGGACGATTTCCCCGACAGGGCAGAACCTTGCTGACCCGGCTTATGTATCTTTGATGCAGGGAACTATTGCGACACCCAATTATCTCTCTCCAGCAGATGAAGCATACAACGACGCTACGCCGTTCAATGTGAATAGTTCGATGTTGGGCTCAGTGCCTGACCCCTCTACGATTATCTCCAACTATCAGATGCCTTCTACCACGTATCAAGACAACATCGTCTGCGTGGTGCCCCAAACTCGTTATGTTACAGACCCCACGGACTTGCAGAGGACGCTGGTGGAGTTTGTCAATCTCGGGCAGATTGTTGCATCCAATTTTGATCCCAATCTCACGGCAGAGTGGCTGTTCTATTTGAACCTCAATCGCATCGGTCGCGCTGGTAATTGGTTGACTAGTTTTCAGACAGCTTATACAACATACATTACACCGTCGCTTACTTACTTGGCGGATAATCCGGTGCCTTGGAACTGCGTTTTGCCAAGCACTACAGTAAATGATGCTCCACACGCCATTCCTCTTTTGGTGACACTCACGGGGGCTTCTCCTTTCGTAAGGGGAAATCTTCTTTGGATGCTGTCATACATTGAGGCTAGTCTTCTTGGTTACACCCGCAACACGACATGGGATGCGTATGCGAGTGGGAACTATGTGTCGGGATTTACTGGAACTGATTTGGACTACAAGGCAACAGCGGTTGCTGCAACGGTCACAAGCACGGTTACACTTGGAGCCACTACTGCCGAGTACCCGGTTGACTGCACATTCCCCTCTGCTATCGGTGCTGTGTTGCAAGAAGTCATTGACATCGCAAGTATCAACATTCAGAACACCCCCAATTACACCACGAACCGTCCGCAGTTCAAGTACATCTTCAATCAGTTCGCTGTTGCCACAGAGGTTGACCGCTTCACGCAGTTTTGGCGGACATTCAATGCGAACCTTCAAGCGTTGTTGCTGCAAGACCCGTATCTCATCTCGTTTGTTGTTACCTATTCGGCTGCTTTGGATTCGGCTATTGACCCCTTAGGCAGTCTGGCAATTTACAACCAGATTCAATCCGATGCAGCTACACGCAATCGCAATTGGTTGCCGGGAAGCGACCTGCTTACGATTCCAGAAGTACCTGTTGTCAGCTACACCACCACTCTTGGTCCCGGTGTTGAGAATGGTTGGGATGGTATTTCTTTTGATCCCGCCACCTATCTGAACCGTCCCGATATTCAGCAACTTCCTATCCCGACGCAGCTTGCTATGCTTCGCACTAACCTGAGCTACGCGGCGACTCTTCAGATGGCCTCAACGGTCAGCAATGCTATTCAAAATTCGATTCAGCAGAGCCAGTCCATCATTAAGACTTTTCAAAACGTTGGCTTCAAGGTAGAAGTTGTTTCGGCTATAAACGTAGTCCCTCCCGGATTGACAGGGCTCCAAGTATCTTTTGACCAAGTTGATTTCGACATGAGTGGGAACGTCACAAGTCCCAACACGTTCACAATTCAGACAGCAGGTAATTACGCTGTGACTGTTCTATTGAACTGGGACACGGGTCTCGCCGGGGTTCGTACTGGTACAGTGTTCTTGAATGGCACGGTGCTTGCCACATCCTCCACCGATGGAACTCAATCCGGTCCAACCTCGCTCCAAATATCTCTCGCCCCATATTTCAATGTCGGGGATGTCATGACAGTCGTGGCCACACATAATCTCTCAGTGTCTCAAAACATTGTTGTTGGGAGCTATGTTGCAGCCACTCTCACTGATACCACTACGCCCAGTTCAAGCGGCGGTGTTCCTTCCAACACTGGCACGAGTTCCACTCGTACCTTCATCGCAGATTCCACGATTGGTCCGCTCACAGCCGTGGCAGTCTCTCCCGATGGTAATGTGTCAGCCATCGACCCAACTACTGTTCAAACAGATGGCTATGGTGACCCCATCTATCCCATTGTTACAGGCGTTGCGCTTTCTTCGGCAGTCGCGGGAGAGAGCATTATTGTGGCTACATATTTTGGTGGTGTGTATGAGTATGATGGTGCCAACTTCACTACAGGTGGGCTCATCTATGCTGGACCGGGTGGCGTGCTCACGCAAAACTACGCGCTTCTGATTAACGGTTCCGCACCGCTCTCACCACCCCTGTCACCCCCACTATCCCCTCCACTCTCACCACCCCTGTCGCCCCCATTGCCTCCGTGTCAGTGGACAGTCATCGTCGGTCGAGCAATCAGTTCTAACCAGTTCGTTTACGAGCCGCACATTCCGAATCTGACGAACCTCGGTACTTTCTAGGTCGAGTTTCCACAATACCAAACTATAGGTATGCAATGCTTTTTACGTGGCTCAGTTAACTAACTGAAACCAAAAACCTTAACATTTTTTTATACCAAAAACCACGCCGTTGAGGTATTCTATTAGAATGACTTCGGCGAAAGGAGCAATACGAGCGTTCGGGAAGCAACACCTTACCAAACTCGCTATGAAAAAGTTCAAGCTAGGAGTAGCACTACTCATTGCCCTCGCCTTTGGTGCGACCATTGGAATTCTGCATGAGCAGAACCACGCACTTGCCCGTCAACTGAACGAAAAAACCAACCAACTTTCGTCTTCACAAACTGAGTTAAAGCAAATCCAAATCCGCCTCGCGGTTGCTGAAAGACAACTCGGATTCCTCGAAAAATACAAAACAGCAGTGCAGGTAACCGCCTACACACGGTCGTCTCAGTCAGCAGTTTTTGCTGACGGGAAGAGCGTTACTCATGCATACTCGGTCCCGCAGCACACACTACCAGAAGATAGGGTGGTGAATGTGGCCTTGTCGCCGACCGCAGCAGCCAAGCTTCACGCTCGGATGAATGATTACCTCGTTCTCATTCACAAGAGGAGTCACCGTCAGACTATTGCTCGATTTGTTGACCTCACGTCGCCAGCCGAAACACGACCAGTAGTGGATGTCTTTTTCACTGATGCCCGACAAGCCATTTTGTGGGGGCGCAGGTCAGACTACTACGCTGTCAACATTTCTATGTTGAATTCCCCATTTAAGGGAGTATTAGGGGATTGAGGTTTATGATGAAGGTTTTGATTTTGCAGGACGACCTGTTTGGCTATCTCCAGCACATCTTCCGGGCGTACACCAGTAATGGGATAGACCCGGAAGAGGCTCTCGCTGTTTATCAATTCAATCAAGCACTCAAGAGTGTCCAAACGGTGGATGAGGCACAGGTCGCTAAAATCAAGGCAACTGAGGTTGGTCCCATCTCTGATGGGATGGGCACACACCCGGAGGTTTGATGTTTGATGAAATGAATGAAATACCGACAGCGTTGAGAGATGCCGAGATTAACCCTCTCTGTCATTCTTTGGTTGGGCTCACTCCACAAGAGATGGGGTTGGTGCTCTCCAACTATACTAATGTCGATTGGCTATTCATTCCTCAAGACAACTCTCTCCTTCTTGAGATTGAAGGAGAGCAGAGACGAGAGAGCAAACGTAAACATTACTCCATCGAGATTGCACCACAGTGAAGAATGGGCGTTACAATCTATGGGAAGGGTGTATCCGGCTGTGCTTCTACTCTGCCCACTACTGTAATGAGGGTGGGTGGTTCCGCCGCAATATTCTTGCTCTGCTTTGGGCTCTTGGCTTCGTCGCGTCTGTAATCCCGTATGTTCTGTGGATGGAGAGATTCCGCAATAAAAAGGACTTTGCCTACCTTGAACTCTTCTAGCCTATACAACGAACAGTGGCCTCAAGAAACCATTGAGAGGTTGTTGCCCAACCTATCCGACCGTGTGCGACTGATGATAATGGTAGTTCATGCGATGGACTATTTGCGTGACTCAGCCAACGGGAACTATTCCAGTTGCTGCAACGCCATTGAAATACTCAACGACGGCTTGAAGAATATTTTCGATAGGGATGCGACAGGTCTGGAGTGGTGGACTCTCCGACATCGTTTAAGTCACGCAGAAATTCAGTCGGGCTCATGGCTCGATGAATGTAAAACCAGTTGGATTTCCGCACGTGAAGCTGAAGAGAAGAGAAACCACAAGCAGCGTTAGTCCTATTTGAGGGCTCTAGCCGTCCAGCCTTTTAGGTAGATTGCATCCGCAGGATTCTTGGCGACAATCTCTTCGTAATAACTGACTCTGGCATGTTGAAACGCAGATACGAGACTCGTGTCTACACAGGCATTCGCAGCAGCTACAGTTTTTGGTCCTATCTTACCGTCTACAACAAGGGGTGTAGTGGAGAGAGAATTCACCGCCTGTTGCAGAAGAACAATCGCTTCCTTCACTCCCATATTGACACTAGCATCGAAGACCCTCATTGCGACCGCATCCGAGGTCAGTTGTTCGAGCCACTGATTCCAGAAGGTTGTCAGATAGAACTGCATCACCGCTGGACCGCGTTCAGCCTGTGGAATTGCAGCGATGGCAGCATATTGTGTGGGGAACGAGAAGCTGTTAATCCCGCTGATAGCATACGCACCGGGAGGCGGGTCAGGCGCGACCGCGTACGTCGGAACCGCGTCTTCGTTCGGTAGCATGAATTTGTAGCAGGTTTGAAAGTCAGCCATGGAGCCTCTACCAAGAGTTTGGTAGAGGTTTTGTTTCAGGCTGCTTTTTTGCGAACTGCGTTTTTGCCGTTATTTATCGGTTTTCTTAAGTAATCGGGACTGCCAACGTTCCTGAGTTTCGGCACCGCCGTATTTCAGCGGCTCCGCCTTCCAATTGGCAATGCGTCCGCTGACCGCTTCAATTTCGGCCTTGATGCCCTCGATGGCGATTTCGGTTTTGCGAAGTTCCGTGCGCCGTACACGGTCATACTCAGGCGTGCCCTTGTCGTAGGTACGCTGCTCATTCTGATACTGTAGCGATGTAAACCCGCCAACAGTCTTCGGCTTACGTACTTGAACCATCTCCGAGAGAGTGGGGGACTTGCTGTCTTGCAAGTTGACTAGCAGCTTTTTCAAATCCACAAGATACTTTTCCAGCATCTCTTTGTAGGCTACAGCCCCCTCAGGAGAGAGTTCCCACGCTTGATGTCCACGACCGACGCACATTCCATTCCGACCACCCCATCCGCGAGGGATAGTGTATCCGTGAGCCACCAGTGTGCTCTCAAAGGTCAGCTTCTGCCGCCTCATGCAAACTGGGCAGATGCCTGTGTTTTTCAGGTCGGCCTCTTGCTGCACTCGCTGTGCCTCGGTTAGAACCGGAGGTTTGCGGCCTTTGATGATGAAAGGTTTTGCTTCTTTGAGAAGGTTGACCATCTTCACGGCGTCACTGAGGATGTCCATGTAACGGTAAATGACGTTCAGACCGACCTGATGCGGCTCGGCCACCTTGCCGGGAGTGTACTTATCGAATTTTTTGGTCAGAGTACGGTACTGCTTGGGGACGGAGGCTGAATCGAAACTCATGCCGAAATCCCAGTAGTCATAAGTTCCGGCGAAGTTATTCAAACGTTGAGCCGTAACGATGGCGTCGTGCGCCTTGCGGAAGGTATCGTCCAGTGCCCGACGAATGGCATCCTTGGCTTGGACGTATTCGGGATTGTAAATCTGATGACTGGCAATGCCGTCCACCAAAGTTTGCTTTCCCTCTTCGAACTTCATCTGGCGTCGGGGGTCATTGGCAATGGCTGCGTCAACAAAGGGTGTGGAAAGAATCTCGTCCATAACTGTAGTATACCCGTTTAGCCATGGTTTTGGCTAGTTTTTGAGAAATTTTTGTTACACAGCAACATCGAGATACACCGCATCTTGAGAAAAGTCAATGCTAACAACCATATTGGAGCCGATGTCGTAATTGTCTCCTGTGATATTTCTGCTCTCATTGCCAAAATCGGGGGCAAAGATAACAGAAACGACTCCATCTGCGTAAGCCAACCCGCTGGGCACCCACCCATTGACTTCACTATTGAAATTGTCTACAAGCGCATACCCACCCGCAAAAACAGGAGGAGAAAGCGGAGGGGACAGCGGCGGTGAAAGTGGTGGAGACAACGGAGGAGATAGCGGCGGTGAAAGTGGCGGCGGCACGGGGGCGACTATCACATTTTGAAGTAGAAAGAGCATCCATAGATTTAGAGCAAGGCTGCTCCCATCGAGAATAGTCATTGCGGTGTTCGAAAGAAGAACAAGCCCGGTTTGAGGAAAAGTGGCGAGACTCCCTCGATACGATCCCGGCGATTCTGAGTACCACGAGGCATAAATAGGTCCGGGCTGTTGCACCCCAGCGGAGTACAGAGTGCCATCTGAGGCGTAACCCGTGTGCGACAAAAGAACAGGGTTATAGAAGGAGTCGATGTCCTTGGGCTGGATTAAGCACGAAGCCACTATGGACTGATTGATGTAATTATAAGGGACAGTTGCCATCAAATTCCTCTCTACAAAAGGATTTTCGAAAGTCAAAGAAGTTCTCCGACTATTGCCCCCTGAGTAGTAGGGGCATGGGAATACAGTGTGCGGCAACCACATAATCTCGCTGGTAAACAGTTTGGGTTGTTAGTAGCTCTCACCCGAGTGACTGAAGGTGGGCGTTCAAAATGGGTGTGCTCCTGCCGTTGCGGCGGTCGAACTAACGTCCGTCAAGAAGATTTGTTGAAGGGTCGAACCAGAAGCTGTGGTTGTGTGCAATTGCAACTCAAACAGGCCAAGGCTGAAAAGAAGTATAGCTTGGTCAATCAAAGGTTTGGTAGGTTGCTGGTTCTCTGGAAGGGCAAGAAAAAGAATGGGCGGTCAATGATATGGGACTGCCGATGCGATTGCGGAACGGTTGTCAGTGTAGCAGGGAGTAGTCTTCGGTCGGGGAAGACCAAAAGTTGCGGTTGCTTAAAGAGGAAATAGATGGCAAATATAGACGACGCTTCATTTCAGTATCCTTCTGTCGTAAGTCGTACTCTCGACCCGTTCGGTCGTTCACTCCGAACAATTGTGGGACTACATGACCACGAACTCTCTGATGCAGACGTAAACCTGATTCAGGACCTTCAAGACTACAAGCGTCATCTTCTTCTCGCAGATAAGTCAGCAACTTCCGGGTGTTTGACCTATGCTCCACTGACATTCACGCCACTGGTTTCCAACACCTTTGTCATCCCAGCTTTCGATGTCTTGTTCAATGGAGAGGTTGTCTCTATCTCCGGGTTCAACTCCGCCGACCTCACGCAAAATCGTATTACGCTCTCCACGGCTCAGAAGCCGGTATATTGGGCGAACGGGTTCACTGATGAGGATGCGCGTCTTTACGTCATCTTCCTTGAAGTTTGGTATCAGTCTCTCGACCCGACGACGGGACAGGGTTACTACCTCGACCCCGTGACTCAGCTTCGCTACTTTTACCCGTATGGTTGTACCTCACCTGACCAAGCCAACGCAGAAACTATGCCGGATGACTCCGTTGACATCTTTGCAACTACAACCGCAGGGACGGGGCTCCTGACTACAGAGCGTGCTCAGATTCAGTGGCGGTTCAACATTCAGCGGGTTGCTCTAACCTACAATTTTACAAAGTATCAGTTTGGTTTAGACCCCGGCGCTATCCCCACGGAGATTGTGTATGGTCAAGGTACTGCGACCAACCTAGCCCCTATTGTCGATTCAACTTATCAATTCACCAACATGGGAGCCATCAACGGTGACACTGGAATTTGGCGTGCGGGTGATGGCAATGTAAACAACTCCATGGGAACGATGGATGGCTATACCTATGCCTTTCCCGTCGCTGTCATGTTCCAGCGTAACTACGGTCCGTTCAGCCTTGTAAACAACATTTTCGGTTGTGGCGACCCTTCGGTTTCGGGCTCAGGTCTTCTTCAATCAACCACGCCGGGGGCTTCTGGCGTTTCAGGTCGGTTTGATGGGAGATTGGCTGACCAGATTTTCCCGGACGACGTGGTAGATACTCGTCAAACGGTGACTCTCGATGCATGGGACTTGGACAAGATTATGCGGGAAGGGTTTGTGGACTTAATTACAGGTCATGGTCGAATCGCAATCGGTCGTGGTGATGGTTACGGTCTCAAAACGGAAGGGCTCGGCTCGGCATTGGATTACTACATTTCAGTGGCTCCAACAGCCGTCCCCAACACAAATACTCTTTCTGGTGGTTGGGATGGTTTTGCGAACGGATTCAGTTCCGACCTTCGCACTTTTTACGTGACCAAGCAGGTTACAACTAGCATGAAGACCGCTTGGTTTTCTTCCAGTGCTCAAAGTGGCCCGTGGATGCAGGGAGATGCTTTCACCTTTACGCTCCCGACTTCATCAAATGCAACGATTCAATCTGTCACGGTACAGAGTTTTAACTCAGGCATCATTGCAAAGACCCCCATCAACATGCCTGTAGCAATCTACCCTGCGACAGATGGGCAATTTCAAGTCAACGGAGTTGGTACCAAGTCGGTGACTTTGACTCTTATCAAGAACTTGCAGGGCACACCATTTGATCCCGGCAGCAACAAAATGTACTGCACCCTCGGCGTTCAGTATCCTGCAAACTCCGGCTCGGATTTGAAGAAGACCCCTATTGCAGTCGATGGAGGCATTGTCTCGGATGCAACTTCAGGCAAGAACCTGCCAGTGTACGGCGTATCTGAGTACGAAATTTTTACTAACCCACTGGCAGTTCAGGCGTACAACGTCACAGCATACAATCCTGAATATTCCAACCTTGTTTTTGGTACAAGAATTGAAATTCTCGTACCGGGTTCGACTGGGACGGCGCTCGGAACTACGATGGTGTTTATTGTCAATCGTACCAACTTGAATTCCACAGTCAACGGTCTTTATCCCATCAGCGTCGTAGACGCGGCCACCAGAGTTCCATACACAATCTCCGGCATGTTGGTAAAGGGACCGAACTGCGTTATCACTCTCAGTCAACTTGTTCCTTCTACATCGACCCTTGTTATGACCTTCCTTGCTCAAGATACGGCGCAGCTTGCATACAACGCTCCTGTTAAAGGCGTGACTGAGGTTGAAGAGACAGTGCTGTTCGGCACATACACCGCCGACTCTACTCTTCCTATGGATAGTCGAGTGGTGGTGGAGGTACCATCTTCCCAATACGACACCACTTGTTACAACGCCACCACAAACCTCACCACAATCGTGGTGGCAGCAAGTAACGCCATTATCAAAGGAATCTCTGGAAACGATTCGAATCGGCTAATCTGGATACTCGATTCTACAGGAAATCTGAACTCTACAGTTTGTTCAACTGTGAATTTCAATAGTGGTTTGGCGACAATTACGGTAATTGGCGATGTCCTTGGCACTGGGTTAGTACCAGCCAAGCCCCTCAACCAATTTATGTTCTGCGGCTCGATTCTTCCTGCGTTCACACCGACCTCCAGTTTGACGATAGTTGAACGCTACATCCCCTACCAAGGTGAAGGAGTGCTGAGTCGCAATTATGAAGTCATTCACAACGACGACAACGCTTTGGTTACCACAAACGGCTCCGGGGCTGCACCACTCGTTGGTCTTGAGGATGTGTACCCGTACAATCGTGAAATTCCAATCGCGACTACGCTACCGGCTTTGGTGAATTGGTCGGATGCTACGCTGATAAACACCCCGTTGGCTTCCTTGTTTGATTCCAACTATGTGGCGATGCGACAGAACAACGTGGAGCACACTTTCGAAGTGCCGCTTCACACTAACGATTTCATCCCGCCAATGAATAAGGATTTTCGTAAGGAGATTCAGTTTATCAATGCTGGCGGGGGGCGTGGTTTTTCTCAGGCGACACCACACGTTGGTTTTGCTATTGCTCCTCCGGCTCCTCGCACTGTGTTGGGTCAGAACCTTCAGGCCACGACAGCCCCCATTGTTCTATATGTCAACAATGGACCAGCCGGGAACGACAGTAACGATGGTCTGAGTTTGAACACACCGAAGGCTACGATTACAGCGGCTCTGGACGCTCTGCCGCCAGTCCTTCGCGACCCGTGCTCGATTCAGCTTGTGGACACAAATGTGCCGTTTTCGATTACGAATCTTCAAAGCACCCTACAAGAGATTGCTTTGGGGGATGGGGATATTCGGTCAGCGGTTTACTATGCGTTGGGCAACCTTGCCTTCACAATTCAGGAAGCTGGTCGTCTGGTCATCACGGCGGTCGCCGGGGCGACAAATCCAGTGGTGATTGACGCTACCGGATTTACAGGATTTGGCAATGGACCGACTTCAGCCTTCTTTATAGACAACAGCCGCGTCATTTTCAACAACATAACGTTCCAAGGGTTTTCAAATCCAGCCATCTACGCCATTGACTCGGATGTTGATTTTGTGGATTGCATATTCACGAATAATCTTCAGGCCGGTGCATTCTCACAGGGATGCAACGCCATCTTCGATAGAGGCAGCATCACTCTTCCAGACGGCGGCACCGGCATGGTAGCTAGTTCATCGGAGATTACAGCTTCAAACATGAATCTAGCAGTGGATGTAGGAGCGATTCCCGGTCAGTTCTTCATTGGTGAACGGAATTCAACCCTGAATCTTCAGGCACACTCTGCAACCAATCTTGAGGAAACAAACGTTTTGAATACGACTGTGGTCGCTCAGGTGGAGTTTAACTCAAGCGTGGTTGTTACGTCGGATTTTCAAACTAATGGAGCCGCAGTGCTTTCAGCGAATTCAACCTTGGCTCGTACTGTCACTATCAACCCATTCTTGGGTGGAGTTACAGCCGACTCATCTTCAAACACCGTAACTTTGCTTTCGTAGGGTAAAAAATGAGTCTCACACTAACAGCAAATTTCGCAACGCAAGTCAATTTGGTTCTCCCTCTAGCATCGAGCAACAATGGGCTGGCTGTCCGTGTTGCATCGCTTGGATCAGCCACACTCGGAACCTTGAGTGTAACCGGCCTCGAAGGGACAGCCACATGGACGTTGAGCCCCGCAGCGCCCTCGTGGGTCACTTCCACGGTTAACTCCGCAGGTACCATCTGCACTTTGTCTTTTGCGGGGGCGCAGTATCAGTCGAATCCTTATGAATTTTTTGTGTCCTGCACCGATGGTATTAACCCCGCTGTCTCTTTCCCGATTTTCATGGAAGTCAGAACACCATTCTCAATTGCCACTGCAAGTGGATTGACGACGCTGACCATTCCCTCTTATGACAGCACAGTCAGTGACATTCAAATCTTCGGTTATGGACTGAATGGGGTACAGCAAACAACTGGTTGCAATTTTATTCTTCCATCAAGTCTTCCCACAGGGTTGAACTTCGTCACTTCAAACGAAAGCCAATTGGTACTTCGTGTGTCGGAGCCGCATTTTGGAAACGCTCCGTTAGAAACTATTGACCTTATAGGTGGTTTGCAAATCTACACCACGTCGCCGGTTACAGTCCCCCTTACGATTCAAGCATACCAACCCGGCTCTATGTATGATGAGCCCGACCGGGCTTATCAACTCAATCTCATCATTAGTTCTCAGACGCAAAAGGCCGGTACTTTAGATTTTGGTCTTGGAGCATACTTCAATACAACCTCTGGTCTTCTTGAGGTAGATGCTGAAGTTGATGTGCTTCTTGGTCTTTTACAGTCGGGAGGCTCTCCAGTTGCTCTTCCACTTCAATATCAGTGGACAAGTCCTCTTACACTTAATAGTGGCGGTACACTTACCAGCACATTTGCGACATATACCATCTCTGCCCCGACCACATCCGGTTCTGTAAGTCTTCAGATTCTGGATAGCAATTCTCTTCCAGTTGCGAGTGGACTTAAGATCATTGACTTCAATTCATTAGGCCCTAGTGGTGGCGGTAGCTGGTTGGGGACACCGGCCATTAAAGTTGGTATTGCTCCCCCTGTTGGCTCCACGCCAGATAAAGTGGTGGGGTATTTTGGTCAGACTCTCACTATCACACTCTCTTCTCCTGATGGATTCAACGTTTCGGAGACTCTCTACATCACACTGACTACACAGAATCAGTCTCCGATTGAGTCAGCCCTCCCCTCCCCTTTAATTACAAACACGGGATTGGTGATTAACTCAGGCGCACCAACCACTACAGTTTCTTTCCAATTTCCCGCCGGTGTTGCAATTGGTAACAAGTGGGTATTGGAGATTGATGTCGCGAACTCAGCTAGTTCCCCAACTCGACAGGGGTATGCTCAGGTTTTGTTCGAATGCTTGGGGAACACTCCCTTGGTTGTGGGTGGTGTACTTCCCACTCTCAATACGTCCACAGGCACAAACATTACCCCAATTCAGTTGTCAGCGACCAACTTCCTGACGAGTGCTGTAGTTCCAAGCGCAACTTTCGAGTTGATTGGGGGCTCAGAGTTTGGTCCGGGCGTTATCAGTGGAGCCCCGGATGGGTTGTACATCAATAGTTCGAATCAGATTGCTGGCAACGCGCTAACACCCGGCACATACAAGTTTGTCGTTGCTTCTATAGCCGCAGGTTTTCAGCGCAGCTACAGTCAGATTGTTACCATGACTGTGACTGCTGTTGGCACCCAGTTGGAAATTACAAACCCAACGACTTCTGTCAACTCGGTTCAAGACAACACCACGTTTACTGTTTCTTGGGCGACATCGGGAACGGCTACAAACCTTTACCTCGCACAAGAACCCTCTGTCACTCCCGTGACCACAGTAACTGGTAACAACTCAGCAACTGTGCAACAGGTGGGCTCCAATGTGTATGGAGTGTATGGCAACAACTACTACGGTACGTCCTATTCGATACCGCTGGTTGTTATCTCCAGTTCCATCGCTCAGGCAAGTCCTCTTCTACCAGCGCCCACTATCGCTGTCATTGATGAAAACTACAACCTGACGGCGAACTGGCAACCTTACACAGTGAATGGCGTGTATACAGCCTATTTGGGATGGAACATTGTTCTTCAAACACCACCGGGCATTGGAACTCCAGTTACGGTGTTCACGGACGGTTTAGAGAATGGCGGAACTGCTTCTGCTCGTGTGTTCGAAGAGGAATTGGCTACTGGCGATTACACCATGAATATGACGGCGTTGTCTTCCAATAGCTCAGTAGCTCTCAATTCCGCTCCATGGGATTTCAGTCACGTATTTCCAGCTTCTTTGCAAGCGGCGAATGTGACCTTCGACAACACAAATCTGTTGCTCGGTCAGACGCTGACTATCACATTGAATGCAAACTATGATGTGGCTGGAGCATGGCAGATTTTGTTCCCTGACAACACTTCAACTGGATGGTTGCCTCTCAGTAGCCGTTCAGTAGCGAAGTCGTTCAATACACCGGGGGCTCAGAATGTCATTGTTCAGACTCAGAATGATTTTGGAACGGCCAACCCGCCTGTAAAACTCCGCCGTCAATTCACGCAGCAGATTTACGTGCTTGACCAACAATACAACCCCGGCGCAGCCACAGAGGGAGCATTGACTGGGACACTTGGCATCGGTGGTAATGTCATGTTCGAAATTGTGGATGCCTCCACCACCGCCGTTACTCCGCAGCCGTATGAAGTGGTCGTTCGTTCTGTCGCTCGTGATACGGTCACAAATGAACTCAAACTGATGGTAGCAACCTCTCGGTTCTCCAACGCCAGTTCGTTACTCAACACTATGGCGATTGATGTGTTTCCGATGATGGGCCGTCCACATGCCAAGGAACTTATCGAACCTATTTACATTCTTGAAACGAACTCAGCAACGTCCTCCGTTCCTGTGACGATTACTACAGTTACGCTGCCGTCGAACTCCTACGTTGGCAAGCCGATGACAGAATTCAAGATGCAAGCAACAGGCGGAACGCTTCAGTATAGTTGGTTCTCCACGGGGCTACCGCCCGGTTTAAAGATGAATGTGGATGGCACTATCAGTGGTACGCCGACCGCACTAGGTGCGTACACGGTGAACTTCGCCTGTATGGACAGCAGCAGCCCCGCTTACATTGCAGAGACCATCCTGACTTTCACAATTCCGACTGACTTGCAGATTGTTTCTCTTCCCCTGCCTGACGCAGTTGTGGGTGTGCCGTATCCGGGCAACTCCACACAGATTACAAACACTGGCGGTCTGGCTCCATATACTTGGGCAGTCGTCGCCGGTCAGCTTCCTATTGGCATGACCATCAATCCAGTCTCAGGGATTTTGGGCGGGGTTCCCTGTACTTATACCTCAGAATTCCCCAACTCGGATTACACCGAAACCTACACGTTTGTTGTGCAAGTAACGGATGCTATCAATGCAAAAGCTTCGCAGAATTTTACTCTCGAACTTGCTCCCGCTGTCTTTTCGCTTGGGCCAATCGACCAGCTTACCGTCTCCGCAAGTGAACAGTTCAAACTGGCAGTTCCAATCTACGGCGGTCACTACCCGTACTCGTTGAGTGCCCCCACAAGTTCGGGTGTCAGTCTTGTGAATGGTCAGATTGAATATCTTGTCATTCCCACAACTCAAAATGTTGGCAACTTGGTTTCATTCAACGTCACAGCACTCGATAGCAGCCCCACCCCAGCCGTTGCATCTGGACCAGTTCAGTATCGTGTCAAGGAACCAGTCAGCGCCGTTTACATTGAAGAGGCGTTCTTCGACAATTTTTGGGGTTCGAGTGATAGCACAACTGTGACTCACAACGTCATTGGGAATTTGGCTGGGTTCTCGATTCAATCGAGCACTGTAACGTTGAGCGATGGTCTGGTTTTGAATATCAACGGTTCAACTCCGCCGACTGTGGCCGTGAGCGGACCACCGACTTCATTTTCAAATATTCAACAGCCAATTCAACTTCCAATTCTTCAGGGCAGCACGCAGGTTGCTACCATCACCCGCGAGTACACTTTGTTGTCACACAACGGAACAACCAACATCGGCACGACGCAGTGTTTCACTCGCCCATACATTGTGGGTAGTTTCGTTGGTTTGAATCCATTGAAGCCATGGTTCAACTCTCCAACCGTGAATTTGACCGGGCTTACTGCTCGTGTTCAAGTTGGGTCATCGCTGCCACCCGGACTCTCTTTTGATGTCAACACCATGTTGATTTATGGCACGCTCATTTCAACCGCATTGACTCAGAGCGTCATCGAATACGTTGATGTGAACAATGTAATTCAAGGGACAGTTACAATCACATGGGATACACAGGCTAGTGCATTTCAGGTTAATGACAACATTCTTGATGGACAAGTGCAGACTACCATTGTCGCAGGTACGAGTACCATCTCATCGTCAGCTACTATCACCGGGTGTGGTATCTATCGCGGTCGTCTTCCTGTCGGTCTTTCAACGCAAGTTGCTGGGTCGGGTGCTTATGTCTCTATCGTTGGTACACCACTTGAAGCGGGGTACTTTGACATCTGGTTCACCCTCACTAACTCAAGCAACCAGACGGCGTTCTTGTATCATCGTCTCTTTATTGACTACATCAACCCACTTGTCGTTTTGACCTCATCTCTGCCAACAGGGGTTGTAGGAGAAATCTACAATGGTGTTGTAGGTGGCTTCCAGCTTCAGGGGTTTGGCGGCATACCATTCTCGCCACCGGCTCAACCGTACACTTGGTCTTTGGCATCAACCCCCTCAGGTATGTCTTTCAATACCAGTACGGGTGCTTTGTCAGGCACGCCGACAACAATCGGCACCACCACTCTGAACTTCACAGTTACAGATTCACGGGGAGTTACGGCATCAGCAGCCATTCCATTCACAGTAATCAATTCTGTGACTATCACAACAACAACACTGCCGACGATTCAGGTGGGCACCGCCTACTCTTTCACCATTCAAGCGGTCGGAGGCACTCTCCCCTATACTTGGTCGTGTCCTCAATTGCCCCTCAGCGGAATTTCACTCAATGCTTCCACAGGTGTGCTATCAGGCACTACATCCAGCATCATTATCCCCACACTGATTACAGTCACAGTCACTGACCACCTTGGGGGCACATTCCCAAGAGTATTTACGCTTCAGACAGGAGCACAGGGTGGCATGTACATTGATGACTCCGGTGTTGGTCCCATCGACCGTGGCGCTCCTTACCAAGGAACGTTGAAAGCCCTTGGCACGGTTGTTGGCGTCCCGAACCTTCCTGTTTCATGGCAGGTCGATCCCGCCAGCCCGAACCCACTTCCTACGGGTCTCATTCTACAGGCGAACTCGGGTAATCAGGGAGCCACCGCTACAATCTCGGGGTCATACACTGGTGTGTTGACTGATTATGCTGTGATTGTAGATGCAACAGACTCTATCGGAAACCCGGCGTCAGCTACGCTTTCGTTAAGCACCGATTCCAGTCTTGCCATAACTACAACCTCGCTGCCGCAAGGGGTTGTATCGGTGTTCTACACTACAACATTGACTGCCACGGGATATAACACTCCGTTCGCGTGGTCTTCGGTTGGGTTGCCCTCCGGGCTCACACTCACCCCCAATAGCCCGACGACGAGCGCCACTTTGTCTGGCACTGTCAGTTCGGCGTTCAATAGCAATGTGACTTTCCAAGTTACGGATAGTTTGACCCCCGCTGATACGGCTCAAGCGATATTGAGTCTTGTTATTTCAGCGTCTACTTTGCAAATCTCAACTGTCTCTCTGCCTCAGGGCACGGCAGGAATTGCGTACACCACAGCATTGGCAGCAACTGGAGGAGCCACACCATATACGTGGTCAATCTCCCCGGCGTCAGCTAACCCGCTTCCATCCGGGTTGAGTTTGGCTTCGGGAACTGGAATAATTTCCGGTACAACTAGTCAGGTTGTTAGTGCGCTTCCTATCACTTTCCGTGTGACCGATAACATTGGGTCGCATGTTGATAAGATACTCCCGCTTACTGTCATCAGTGGTCTTAAGCTGTACACGGGCATTGATTACACAGATAGCCTTTCAACCAACTACCTCGGGTACATTGACACAGGCAGTGTTTCATCCATTAACCCGCGTCCTAATTACTCATTCTATGTGGTAGCGACTGGGGTGATTACAACAAGTCCCACCACTCTGCAAAGTGGGATTGTGATTAGCAACTCCGGGTTTACCGCTGCGGTTACATCGTTGAGCGGTGGCGTTGCTTACATCGCTGTCACTGGTCCGTTTTCTTCAGGAACCGCTGGAGATAACACATTTGGAATTTCGGTAACGGATTCAGGTGTAACGGCTACTGGAACCTTTAAGTGGTTGGTTTATAACGACGGGGTTCTTCGAATCGCGGCCAGCAACGCATTCCCGACGCAATTTACTGAGGCTTAAGAGGTCTAAAAATGGCAACTCAATACGAAACAATTACAGTCACAGTAGGGGGAGCAAACCCTCAAACCATTTCTGTTTCGGTGCCTGTTGATACAACCACAGGTGCTGGGTCAGCAACGTTCTCCTACACGGGGGCGAATGGTGGTACGGATAACCTCACGGGGGCTGCAACCATTGCCGGGACGCACTACACGACGCCTGTAGCGCAGGTCAACTGGCAAACAACGAATGGGTTCATTCAAGTTGGAAGCATCGTGAATGCCGCCGCTTGGGGTGACTCTCCTACGAGTGGTCCAGTTGCTTCGTATATTTGGTGTAATCCGAGTGACTCAACAGCCATCGGCTACGGGGCTACAGTTCGCTATATCAGCACAGCGACCGCCACAGGAACAAACAATTCTCTGGCCTTTGACGCCTTCGTAAGCGGCGTGGGAAACGGGAGCGACCCGAACTGGGCTACTCTGACTGCAACAGGAACTGTAGCCAGTTATGTTAGCTTCCCTCCCTATACTCAGAATTTCAACGTTTGCATCACTGGTTACATTTTGGTACCCGCAGCCGGTGCTTACACCCTGACCCATACCTACAAGGATAGTTCAATATGGGGCTTGGGTGCTTCAGCCACAGGCGGACTCCCAACATGGTCAGGGAAGGGTTCAGTCTTGGGTGGTTCGCACCAAACCATGACTGTCGTTAATGGGTACCCACTGCTTCCTGCTCCTCCTTTAACAAGCGGCTCGGGTGGCTACATCGGTACCAGTTCAGTCTCAGTGACGTTCCCTCAACCCGGAGTGTATCCAATTGAGGCTGACTGGGATTACTGGTATCACAGTGGACGTGTGCTGCACATCCAATCTGGTTCTGGCGAACTCGACCCAGTTATTTTGATTTCAGCACCGGCAGCAAGCACACCCACTGGAAATCTGACGATTACCCCGGCTGGAGGCCCGACCAATCTTCAGTTGACCGGCAATCCAATTACGTTGACGGTCAATGTCTCCGGCATTGTGTACACTTCGAAGTCCTACTGCCCCATTCTCGAAGGGACGACAGGCACCTTGTATTTGTACAACAGTGCCAGTTCTAACACGTACACGTTCCAGACATACAATGGACAACCTGTTAGCAAGACGGCGTATTTCCCAGCAGGGTTTCAACTTTCCTCATCCGATAATACAGCTTACTTAGGGCTGCTTTCGGTCGGGTATGATGGCACAAACTTTACTCTAAACTACAATGGGTATACCGCCAACCCCATTAGTACATCTCGTGTGCTCTCCACTAGTTTGATAGTCACGGCGGACGATGTTTCTTGGTTCAATAGCGCCAACAACTCTTTTGACCTCTTTGTGCCCTCGGGTTCAACAGGTGGAAACACGTTCAATTTCGAAGTGGATTACATGAACATGCCAGCGGTCGCTGCTGTATCGCCATCTACAACCACAGCGAATGGTGGTAATAACACACTGGTCATCTCTTTGAATAAGGCGTTCTCTCCACAGCAGCAGGGCGCGTTTGGAACAGGGAACACGGTCAATTGCTCTTGTGCAATTGCGGGAGCGACTTCGACCGGCACACCTGTTCCCAATTTGGATTCTAATGGTTGGCTCACAGGATGGAATGTTCCATTCGTCGCCCCCATATCAACCACAAATCAGACCTTGACGGTCAGCCTTATGGTCTCAGGTACGCTCACATATTTGAGCGGCAATGCGTTCACAACCGGCACGGTGACCTACATTAACGGCAACGTCGGGACTATCACAGCAACTGGTGTGACGTATGTTGCTCCTGTGCCGTACAACTTCACAGTGAACCCATCATTCTGGACAAGTTCAACCCCTGTTACGATCACGGCTCAAGTTTTCACGCCGGGGGGCAACGATCCGCTGTCGGTAGATTTTTCTGCCAACATAACCTTGAACTACAGTGATGACTTTGGGGATACCAGCAGCAGTAACTACACTCAGGATATAGGAACTAGTTCGACTCCAACCTCATCCACTCCCGCCACAGTCGGCGGTCAGTCGGGGTATTTGCAGACCTATTCCATCACCGCCATAGCAAGCAACATTATTCCTGAGAGCACCAGCGATGGTCAAGGCGGATACTCCGACTACAACGGGACGCTGGGATATACCGCAACAAATGAAGTGGGCGGGTTGACCTGCTCTTACACAACGACGACGTACTACGAGACAGATTGATGGCATTTCAATACGCTTACGCACATCCTCCATTTCATTTCTTGGGGCATTTTTCGGCCAGCCAGTGGAATGCCTTCCAAGCATGGGTCTCCGCTCGTCAAAATAACCTCACTCCCATCTCTCAGTTTCATCAGATTCGAGCACAGCAACTTCGCAAAACGGCGGGAGTGTTGGAAAAATATTACAGCACCGTCAACGACCAGCCGCTTGCTCCAACGTTCTCTAAGACCCTATGGAAGCCGGGGCAGTATGGGCATTTCGCTTACCCCTATGATAATGACCAATTGCCCATGGTGTTGATGAGCAAAATTAAGACTCAGTTCAAAGACATGCTTCAACGAGATGAAGAGGCTGTTTTTCACATGAACCAAATTCGCTGTTTGATTGAAAAAAGTGAAGACAGGGCCCAGTATGCTCACGATTTCATCCAGCCAGCCACTAGCACCGCGAATGGTATTCCTGACACGCTTCAACCGCTCTTGACAAAAATCAACAGTTATTTCTCGAAACCTGAGTACGTGGCTGTTCTAGTAGACGACATTAACAGCCTGTATAAGGGTCAGCCGTACTTCCGCGTCAATCAGGCCGACACTCCAACCATTTGGGAGTTGGAGCAGATGAACCACTCTGACCCATCATTGGGACTGCCAATTTCTATCAAGGAACAAGGAGCCGTCGAAACTTAATGAGTTATGACTTCAATATTCGGTTAGCTCCATGTAACCATCAGCAGTCATTTGAAAGGTATGTCATTGACTGGCAGGACTTTATGACTTTCCATCTTGCCAGCAACGTGGCATTGAACATGCGTGCGCCTATCAATGGGGCTAGTCAGGTGCAGGTTTACATTGGAGGTCAGTTGGTTCAGGCGGATGACCCGACGTATGGGTACACTGTGACCCCGGACATTAACCGAGTTACAACTTCTGACCAGTTTTACAAAATCATGTTCAGGAAGCCGGTTCGTTGGTATGTGCCGCTCATTGAAGTCTCCTACACCACCATCAAAAACTTTTGCTTGAAGTGTGGTACGGCGGGGCAGTTGAACGACATTAAACCAGCCAGCAATGGTTCAGTTATTCACATCGTTGGCACCGACAAAATGGTTCAGCGAGTGCTGAAGATGGTGCTGACCTCCCAATGTCAGTTTTACCCGCAGTTCACTTGTCCGATTAAGACGTATGTCGGAAAGAAATGGGGAGTGACGATTACAGATGCCGATGTTTCGAACCAGATTTTGACCGCTCTTCAGAACTTGAAGAGCATCCAATCGGCCCAAAGAACAGTGCAGTCTCTCGACCCACAGGAGATGCTGAAAGACATACAGAACTTGCAGACGAACACAATCGACCCGAACTCCATTGCTGTTTCGGCGGACATTACATCCTATGGCACTCCCAATGCAACCCCGGTCAGTTTTTCATTAACCACGTCATCCCAGTTAGTAGGTAATCAATAATGCCCACACCAGATGTTTCATTGACGGCTCTCATATCGGTGACTCCAATTCTGCCCACAATCACGCAGGGACAGACGAGTTCTATCTCTGTTGATACGACAGCCCTTCCTTACATCATCTACGCCGATGCAAATACGAGCCAGATTGAGGTTCTTGCGTACAATGAAATCACCTACAACAAAGACCCTCTTCTGGTCAATGGGCAAAACCAGTTCGGTGGAACTATAACGATTGATCCCACGCAGGGTGACCTTACCGTTCAAATTCTTGGTCGCAACTACGACCCACTCGCCGCTTCATGGGCAGCAAGCACAGCGTACATTCTCAACTTTCGGCTGGTTGACCCCAACGGATATGTTCAGCTTGTGACTACAGCCGGAACCTCGGGTCTAATCATTCCAAACTTCAATACAACCGTTGGTGCTTCTACAACGGACAATGGGGTGGTGTGGGAGAATCTCGGCTACATTGCTGTCACTCCTACATTGAAGTTCATCCTCATTCCTTACGTGAGTGGTTCCGGGATTGTTATCGGTCCTCCCTCTGCGGTGCGCTCCTACATGGCACAAAACATCTGTCGTATTGAATGGCTAGAACCAACATACCCCGGAACCGTTGGTACCCGTGTTTTGTTGAGCACTGACTCGGATGGCATCAACCCCACCTATGTTCAATATGGAGACGTTGTTCCGCCATCACAATTGAGCCGGTCGGATACTTCTGTACTGTCTACTCAGTCTGCCACTTCTTACGACGGGCTTGGTGGAACTCAAACTGTGACGACTATCAACACGGTTCAACAGAACAACTACAACTACGTGGATGTCCCACAGTCAGATGTGGCTGGGGCGGACATATTCTATGCGATGCTCTCCACGGTGATTCAAGACCCCAACACTCAGGCTATTTTCGAATCACAACAGAACGGTCCGATTACATGCGGCTATGTAAATCTCAAGCTTGTACAGCTTACGGATTTTCTTGCCCTTCAGCGTAAAGAAGACATCGCAGGTCGGATGATTACGCAGGTCAACCGCAACTATCCGAATCTCGACCTGTCACCGCGTTCCGAACTCCGCGACCTTATGATTGATCCGGTTTCGATTGAACTCTCGAACATGAGCGTACGCGAATGGTTCTCTCGTGTGAGTCAATCAGTATCGGGGCTTGCACAGATAGATAATACGAGTGGGAACGGCATCAGTGATCCATTCAATTCTTCTCCAATAAAGCAACAGATTTCGCGTGCGTATGGGTTAAACTCCGCTGACACTCAAACATTCATCGACAACCAGTTCGATGTGCTGGGCGAACGGGCTGGGTTGACTCGTAAGGGAGCGACTAGTTCTGTTGTCAACATCACTTTCTACACGTATGTTAAGCCTACTTCTTCGGTAACCTTCCCTATCGGCCTTGTTGTCTCAACGGTTGCTGACGCAGAAACCCCAGCCTTGAATTTTGTGACAACAGGCTCGGCTAGTATCGCAGCCAACTCTATCAACACTTACTACGACCCGGTTAATGGGTGGTGGGCAGTTAGTGTTCCAGCTTCGTGTCAATCCACAGGCAGTAATACGAACGTGGGGGCGGGGACTATCAACAATATCGGCACTGGAGCCCCCTCTGGATGGTATTGCACCAATTTGACAGCCGCCGCTTTTGGACAAGATGACGAAATCAATTCCAGTTTCGCTGCTCGTATCCTCATTCGACTTGATACAGGGGTTGACTCCGGTACTCGCAACGGATACCGCACCACGGCTCTGGCTACGCCCGGAATTGTTGACGCGATTGTGGTAGCTGCCGGGGACACTGAGATGCTCCGCGATTGGGACCCAATCCGTCAGAAACATGTATATGGTTGTGTGGACATCTACACAAAGGGTGTTAGTTTCTCTGAGCAGGATGAGGTCATCGCTTTTCAATACCAAAATACAGGCACTTTTGGAACACCCTCGACCTACATCACGCTTAACGCATTCAATAGAAACACGCTGAACGCTCAAATTCCGAACTCATCGCTCTCATACCCGTTGTATCAAGCTGTGCAGCTTCTTGTCACTGGCTCTAACGGCAGCTTCTATCTTGGTTTGGAGAATTCTCAGTTTGATAACGTCGCTGGGTATATCATTTTGAGCCCAACTGACTTGGCTTATCAGATTGTTGGCGATTCGCTTTCTCAAATTTCTGTTCCCTTAGTGCTCAACGGCGTCCCGGCGACTAACAAGGCGGCAATCGCCAGCTTGTCCACTCAGTCGGGGAGCACAACGTATCAGTTGTTGGCTCGATACCAGTCTCCTCTTACTGATACCCCCGCTTTTCAGCCAGTCATTTCGGTGAATTCTGTCATAGGTCAGGAAAATCAAACGGGAACGGTGGCTACAAACCTCATAGACCTCATTCATACTTCTGACTTCTTGTTGAATGGCGGTTCCAACCAAGCCGGAGACATGGTTGATGTTTCCACCACGACAACTGCCCCGGTCACAACAACAGTTACAGCCATCACTGGCACTCCTGTGACAATCGCCTCGGCTATGAGTTTGACGGTAGGTATTAACGGGGTTCTTGGTAATGTGGTATCGGTGCGCTCCACTGACCAATCTACTTTATATGGATTCGGTGCAGATTACACTATCGTTTCGACAGGACCGTATCACACCTATGGCATTCAGCCGTTGACAGTGACTTATCCGGTTACGGCAATTCAGATTTTGGGCGCTACCAGTCAGGCAATTTTTACCTGCAATAACCTGTTTGGCATCGGGGCTCAGATTACTGTCAATAATTTGACGAACCCACAACTCGCAACTCAGTTCCCTTCTGGTACAGTCCTGACTGTTTCTTCTTCAAATGGAACGTCCTTTACGGTGACCTTCACGTCATCCCTGAACACTGCTGTTATCCCCACTACAGGCACAGTTACGGGAAGCAGCATTCAAAATAATCAGCAGCTTCTAGTGACCTACAATGAGTTTGAGGTAGCTGAAAATTTGACGTTCGTATCGAACGAATCTCAGACCCTCTCAGGTACAACATACTCCACTCTTGACAATCAAGGATTCGTACATAACACGTGGCTCCCTGAAAGCTATGGAAACACAACGCTCACGTTGGATGGTGCCTCGTTGAACCCTGATGGAACGGTCAATCTTTCGGCCTCCACTGGGTTGGTGGGGGCGTTGATTCCACACGACAATCGCTACATCAAGGTTACTTACAACGGCACCGTGATGGTGGAGAATCAGGATTTCGTTCTCACGGTGGATTCAGTTTCAGGCACAGCAGCAATCGCACGCTCGGCGGCGAATATTGGAACCACCCGTATCCCGGATGGGGCAGCGGTGAGCGTGTCCTATTTCATTACTGAGGCATTCACATTTGCCACCGAGTACCCCGCTTTCGTAGAGGTTCTTGCTAACCAAATTGATACGTTTAAGCACGCTGCGGCTGATGTCCTTGTGAAGGCGATGATTGCCAATCCGGTTGACATCACCATGACTGTGACTTTGCAATCAAACGCCTCAGCGGATGTGGTTGACCCAATTATTCGCAGCACCATAGACCTTGTTCTCGATAATGCCAGTGGCACTTTGTATCAATCGGAACTTGTTCAACAAGTCATGGGGGTCACCGGAGTGCAAACAGTCAACCTTCCGCTGGTTAAGTGTGCTAAGAGTGATGGTTCCTACGATATTGGAGTGGTCATTCCGACCGCGACTACGTGGATTCCTCTGTCCTCTGACCCAGCTTTTGCTGGAGTTGCGACCCCGGCGCACAGCTTCATAACGCAGAGCCCAGTCCTTCCTGACAGTACGCTTCCTTCAGGCGGTCAAGCAGATGCGTTTGTTGGGTTCCTATATCAGGGTCAGGCTTACACCCGCACCAGTTCGGTTCAGCAATTTTTGACTACCGCAACCGCTCCGGCAACTGTGTCTGGTAATGGCTATTTTTACATCATTGGAACCAATGACCAAATCAATACAACAACGGCTTTGAGTTCCGCGTACAACCAGAAGGTCATCATCACATTGCCACAAACTTTGACGAATCCTTCCCTTCTTTCCTTCTTTGTCACGTATCAGGTATATGGAGAGGGCGGGGCAAGCGACATTACTATGTCTTCGACAGAGTATCTTGTGCCCGGACGCATTACGATTAACTACGTGACAACAGGGAGCTAAGGATGGCCTCGCCACTTTACAATTCGCGGGGAACTTGGTCCTCCACGATACAGTACAATTACCTCGATGCAGTGACCTACAGCAAGGTCACCTATATTTGCGTGGATTCCTTGGGCTCTTTGAATCAGGAGCCCAGCCAGAATTTGACAGTATGGGTACCGATGCCTATCGTAACGCAGGAAGACCAATACTATCTTCGCTCCCGTGAAGATTTGCTTCAGTACGAAGACGCTCGGTATCAATCCCTCATTAACGCCATGGCGAACTACTATACCATGCGTAATGACCAGAGCATTTGGGGTTCATTCTTGCGTGCCGTGGCTATCGAATTGGCACGCATTGAGTACATGTACTCATACGATGTCGTTGCAAAAAATCCCCAATATCTTACGCCTCCAGACATCAAGCGTGAGTATGCCAATCCTCTTTTTGTTACAGGCAACTTTCAACAGTTGTCTCAGTTTGATTCGGGGGATTTTGGCGCTTCATTTGGACAGTGGGCAGCAGACACCGGAATGATTCTCCGCACGGCGATTCTGGACAGTAATGGAAACGTCCAGATAGCAACCACAGCCGGTCAAACGGGGAGTGTGGAACCTTCGTGGGCTCTTACAACCGGAGCGACGACCATTGATGGTTCTGTGATTTGGACAAATGCCGGAGCGGCTCCGGCCACTCTCGCCTATCCGATTGGGTATCGTGATATGCTTGTAGACCTTCTGGCGGCTTATCAGGAAGGAGCTACACCTAAGTCCATTCAGGATGTCATCTATGCTTACACCGGGAAGAACATCGTTGTAGAAGAACTCTACAAGCTAATATCTGAAGGCTTCTATGACCAGAGCGACCGTAACGCAGTAAAGGTCAGCGTCAATGTTGGCGGTGACGACCCACTGGTTGACATTGAGAGTCTCCAAGAGTTGCAACAGATTACCAACTCCCTGTATGGGGCTATCGACCTCTCAAAACCGGCTCACGTTGGATTGGAATTCACTACGGTGTTTGGTTCTGATGAGAACATTGATTGTTTCATCAGTCCCCAATATTTGACACAGGCACAGTTGAATACGCTGCCCAGTAGTCAACAAGTTTACTATGTTCTTATCGCGTACGTTGCAGCCCCGATTTCATGGGCAGCGAACACATCTTACGCCTTGGGAACCATTATTCAGGACTCGAATGGGTATCTCCAGAGAGTAATCACTGCCGGAGTCTCAGGAGCAGTGGAACCGGATTGGACGACCATACTCGATGCGGTGACTCCTGACAATCTGGCAGAATGGGAAAACATAGGTTCGCCCGAGATTGCTTGGATTACATCCACCAACTATGTGGTGGGCACCACCATTCAGGACACCAATGGAAACATCCAACTCGCTGTAACAGGCGGAGTATCAGGGGTGACCCAGCCTGTTTGGAACGCGAGTCTTCAGGGTGTGACCACAGACGGTCAAGTGACATGGGTCAACATTGGCACACCACAAATTACAATCGCCGCATACGCTGCTCTTACCGCGTCTCAAAAGCCGCACTATCAGGGTTACTATCAAGATTTGAACTGCGTTGGCACGGGAATCAATGACACTCTTCGCATCATCATTCAGCAGTACGAGGAGCCGCCGTTCGACCCAATGCTGTATCAGGCTCCTATCTTCGATGTGAACAACCCGACTACTACACTAGCTGCGTATGGTCGTATGCTTCTTTCGCCGTTGAGTTCGGCAAATTGGCTGGCGCTGCAAAACACCCCTCAGGTGTGGAACGATTTAGGCACCTATTCCAAGGGCACTTTAGTGCGTGCCGTGAGTGCATCAACCCCCGGCAGCTTTAGCTTAGGGGTATGGACGCCGGGTGGCTGGCAGTTGTATCGAGCGTTGAAGAAAAATGGAATTGGGTCCGCTGGTGGGGTTCAAAACCCGCTGACCAGTCCAACCTACTGGATTCCTCTGGCTGGTGTTGGTGGACAGTTCGCCCCTTCTGTGTATCAAGCATACTATCTAGCCACGAATGGGCAGTACATAGCCAGCAACTTACAGCAGTGGACTCCGGGACTCTCGTTCTACACGGGGCAATACGCTATTGACAACAACGGTAACTTGGAACTTGCTGTCATCGGAGGAACGACCGCTCCAGTAGTAAGTGTGTTGACATCCCCCTCGGCAGTCACGATTTCGAACAATGTACTTACTGTGAATGTGGCAAGCACTTTGGCACAGATGGGACTCGTCGCCGGGGTTAGCAGTGTGACTCTTCTGAACTTCGCCTTCTCCACATTCTTGAACAACCTCACATTGCCCGTTGTTGCGGTTGGCACGGCGCTTAGTCCTCCAGTGAATTCTATCTCGATGCCGTTTGTTCACGCGGATTATAGCTCGGGAACCAACTCCGAGGGAAGCGCCATCGTTCGCATCGCTTTCAGTACAACCAACGACGTGCCGACTTATGATGGGACAGTCTTGTGGCAGTTCCTTGGTTCCAATTACATCAACAATCCGGCCAAATGGATTCAGGTGGTAGGTAACGCTAACACTCCAACGGGAGAGGTAGCGAACTGGGATGTAAACCACCAGATGGGTCTACTCGCTCCGAGAACGGACCTCGTTTGGGAGATTGGTGGCAACGACATGTTCAACAGCTATGAGATGGAATAATAGATGAATGATACAACAAAGCAAGCGTACCTTAGCCCAGCGAATGGGTCTCTTGACATCTCGGTTATTCGAGATTCACGCCCCTATGCGACCATCTCTTTAGACCTCGGAATTCCCAATTTTACTGTGTTTTCTCTCAAGTTTCCGCTTGTTGAAGACAAGCCTTCGACTATGAGCGAACTCGTCGCTGAGGCGGTTCACGTGCTGCTGGATGAGATGTCGGCGTTTATGATTTCTCTCGGGTACGAAGAGAAAATTATCGTGAACATCTATGCTGCTGTCTTGACTTGTTTCAAGGGAATGACCGGCGAAGCTGACACCAACAAGTCTCAGTCGGCTATCAGCAAAGACCCAACAGTGAAAACCTTTGAGGGCACGTTCAAACTCCCCATGGATTTCATCAATGAAACGTATGACAAGGTGGTAACCGCCGCAGGGAAGAATATCAAGCGTCCACCCGTTCATCGTCATCTTGAATTGACCTACGAGAAGCCTTCGAAGACTACAGTGCAGGATGCGCGTTCGGTCATTAAGCAGTTTCGCAATCGCAGTATAAAGTCGCAGCCCTCTCCAATGTACGTCATTGTGTATGATTCGTTCGGCAAGCCGCGTGGCACGATTCCCATCGGCCCGAACTTCAAAAATCAATTGCTCAACACCGTCTATAAAAAGGGTTCATCGAAAGTTGAGTTCACTCCAACGATCAAGTTTGATAACGACATTGAGATGAAGACAACCAACGCCGAGGGCGTCCCGAAAAGTATTTTAGTGGGGGATGAGAAGTACACCCCGGTCGCTACCATCAGCGATGACATGGCTCTCTATTCCAGTGAACAGGATGAGTACATTGTAAAATTCCCGGATGGTCGTTGTGTTGCATTCACGGATTTTCATACGGTCGGGCAACTAAAGGATGAGAACTACCCAGTGCCGACCGTTTACACCAATTGGACAATGCTTCCTAAGGATGCGGTACCTGAGTCTTCAGATGACAGCGAAGCTGTAGACGAACGTGGCACCGAGGTCATCGAAGGAACAGAGACGGAAACCAACCCGGTTGCTGACCTCAAGCCAGATGATGAAAAGAACGAACAGCTTGAGGAAGGTGTGGAAGAGACACACGAAGCATTAGAGGGACAGGAAAAAACTTCTGGCTACTACGATGACTATACCAAGCGCCCACCCGGCGTATCTCGTGAATCATGGCAAGCCATTCTGCGTAAACGGAAGGAAGACGAGGGAAAGTTCGACCCAGCCCAATACATTGATCCGCTAACTAACGTATGGGGAAAGCTGAAACCTGACATGCGTAAAAAGCTGGAACGTGTCCTCAGAACTCCAAATAAAAAAACTTGGAATGATGCGTGTTCTGTCATTATTCGTGGAGAGGGTATGTTAACTCTCTGGCAAGCGGTGCTCAAAGTTGACCCGTTCTTTCCACGTCAGGGCCGAGCAACTGACTCGGAAGGCAATGTGGTTCGAGACTGGGAGAAAATCCCGACCCGTCAAACTCTCATCGAGGCTCTGCGATATGCCAACCCCGCAAAGCAGGATACAACTAAGACAGATTACGATAAGGACTTCATGAAGTCGCTCGGCATCAAGGAGTCCAGTAATCAGTCACGTGGGGGAATTTATGTGGTGGTTCAACCCCTCCCGAAACGACAATGGCAACAAATGTTGAGGATTGGTGAAAAGCTGAAATGGTTAAGCAGTGAAGATGATGGAGATTTGTTTAGACGTGCAACTGGGCAAGAAATATTTATCTCTAGGCAGGATGCTGCTTGTGTTAAACGAGAATCATCAGCCGCTAAGAAGAAAGCAGACCACATTGATGAGAATGGGTACTGGGCTGGAGCCGGTGGGGGAGCCTCGGGCATTCTTCCCATCTGCACTACCACGGGACGCATCTGTCTCGCGTGGCGGAGCAGCTACGTGGACGAGGGCGACTGCTGGGGGACTGTCGGCGGAGCCATTCAAGCTGGGATGTCTCCTGCGGAGAGTGCTCAAGAAGAGTTGAAAGAGGAAGTAGGGTACCACGGGAGTATTCGCCTCATTCCAGCCTTTGTGTTCACCCATGGTAAGTTCAAGTACCATAATTTTCTTGGGCTTGTGCCGTCAGAGTTTAGTCTCAACCCCATGCAGGGCGGTTCAAGTAATCTTCAATTCACGGATGAAACGGACGCCATCGCATGGTTCACATGGGACGACTTGCAACGGGACACACAGTCAAGCCCCGGCGACTATCACTCCGGTGTACTGAAGCTGTTGCAACAATCTGGTGACCAGATTCATGAAATTTGCGAAATTTGCGAAGCAGCCAGTAATAGGTCAACAGGAGGGTAGCTATGTATACCCAAGTTGAACTTGTCTCTATACGCAATGACGAACCCCTTGTCTACTGGCTTTACAACAATTTGAACACTCAACCAAAGCTTAAGGCCGGTCATGGAATCAGAATTCGTGAAGAGACTCCATACTTTCGGGTGAATCGGGTGTTCACCACATTGAGGAATCTCAGCGATTTACCAACAAAATCGCGTGTTGGAACTATCGTGGACATTAACTAGAGGGCAGAATATGATTGAAGACTTCTCCAAGCACTACCCGACCTGTAACATCCGCATCATGCGGGAGGATACCGGAGAGGTACTATACTCCAAGCACAACGTCATCGTGAACGTGGTGAAGTGGTTGTTCGCCCGGTTGATGGCGAACGCCAATCCCACAGACGCCTCCGTTCCTTACCCTCTCGGTCATGAGCCCTTGTACTCTGTGTGGGGTCTTGCTCTTGGCGCAGGTTCGCCTACGTGGGCTCCTGAGACGCAGCCGCAGGAAACCCCGGTTCAGACTGCTCTCGTTCAAGAGTTCCTCCGCAAGCCGCTCTCTGCAATCAACTTTGTGCAGCCGAACAATAGTGGAGGGTGGACTTCTGTCAATACACTCTCGACCTACGTTGACTTTGAGTGCGTCGTAAATGCAACGACGGATAACATCACACAGAGCATCCGTGAAATGGGTCTCATCGGTGGTGGCACAAACACAACCTCGCCTGTAACTAACATGCAGACTGCTCCCTATTTCACTGGCAACATTTCGAACTATCCGAGCGTGTCCGCCGCACAAAGCACAATTACGCTCATCAACTACAAAACTCTACCCCCCTTATTGCTCCCACCCGGCGTGAACATCATATTCAGTTGGGTCTTAAGTTTTTGACCTTTGTTTTCAACAACTTACATACAAAATAAAATATGGGCTTCTTAAGTAGGAGCCCATTATGTTTGTCTACGTCATAGTTAACCAAGTCAATGGTAAGTATTACATCGGGAAAACTCGTAACCGAGATTTGCAGCAATACTGGCGGCTACAAAAGCGCAGTATTTTTAGAAGCGACAAACCTAGCACTGCTAAGCCCTATTTGTACAATGCAGTGCGAAAATATGGGTGGGATAAATTTTCAATCTACCCTCTCATCTCTAATGTCCAATCTGACGAAAAACTGTTCGAGTTAGAGAAACTGTTGGTAGAAATGTTGGGAGCGCAGAAACATGGGTACAACCTATGTGCTGGGGGTCGCGGGGTTACACCCACTGCTGAAATACAAGATAAGCTGAGAAGGGCACGAGCTAACCAAGACGAAATCCATCGTCTCAAAGGCTACCGTAAGTTTGAAGCTGAGCACGGTGCTGAACGTCGTAAGAGGGCCGCTGTAACCCACACCGGCATGAAGCACAGGATGTCCCCCGCAGGGCACACAGCTATCAGTGAAGCCTTCAAGAAGAGTTCCGCCAAACGCTGGAGCACTCACTCTCTTGTTGGTCAAATTTTTGAACGTCTCACTGTTGAATCTGAAGTGGGTCGTAATAAACGTGGATTGATTCAGTGGAATTGTCAGTGCTCTTGTGGTGGTACAACTATAGCAACCACAACTCTCCTTCGTACCGGGCATAAGAAAAGTTGTGGGTGCTTAGCAAAAGAACTTGCTTTGGATAATTTACGAGTATTGAATTCTAGGTAGGAATGATATGAAACGCAAAAACAAACGAGTAAACTGGACACAAGAGCCCCCAACTGAGCAAGCGTGGTACTGGCATTGGAATGGTAACCTCGATGACGCCCCGTTTATTTATTCGGTTATGGTGAGTGGAACTGCTGGTGGTCGGTGTTTTGTTCAGAGTTATGAGAGAGCGAGTGGCGACCCCCAACAACACAGTTTGTGGTGTCGCTGGTGTGAAGATATTGGCGGTTGGTGGCTAAAAATTCCTCCTCCAGAACTTCCAGAAGTGAGGGATTAGTGGGACAACCCGCAAACATTTTGGCAGTCCGTCTCGCCCCACCGGAGAATTTGGGCAACGGTGGCATTGATATGGGGCTCCGGGCGTTGTTGGCTGTCAATTTCATTCGGGCTGACACTTCAACTTATACGTGTTACGGTCAAACCCTGTACATGATTCATTATGATGTGGGTCAACTTACTGTGCAGGATTCCTTCGCCTTTTTCTGTAAGCAGTTCTATAACAAGCCCTACGAGTGGGACCAATTAAGCGCCCCGCCGCCTAACCCACTCCTTCAAAGTTCTCGCATCTATCTCATTCCAGTTCCGCAGACACCGCCCCCAGTAGCTTTCGGCATCATGACCCTGCTCAACTCCGGGTACGACCCTTTGAGAGGGTTCTGGCTTCAGTTTGCCGGGAGTTTTGACCTTACTTGTCCTCTTTTTAGCGGATTCCCCGGACTCACCCGCACTACTCCGAATTACCAAATTCGAATCACCTAAATAGAGGCTGTTCCCCATGGCAAGTATGTTTCCAACTTCAGTGAGCATCCCCGAGGATAAGCGGGTACAGATAATCCAAATTCTCAATGCTCGTCTGGCGGATTCAATCGACCTGAAGACTCAGGCGAAGCAAGCCCATTGGAACGTCAAAGGCATGGCCTTCTATGAACTTCATCTTCTGTTCGACTCTGTGGCGGGACATCTTGAAAGTGCATCCGACCTACTCGCCGAACGTGTAACTGCTTTGGGCGGGGTTGCTGAAGGCACGGCACGGCAAACAGCCGCGAGGTCGTCTATCCCCGAGTACCCGATGGAAGCTGTCAGGGGCTCCGACCACGTTCTTGCTCTTTCCACGCGCCTCGCTCAAGCAGCAAATGCCATGCGTCGGAACATTGACGACTGTATCAATCTCGGCGACCAAGCTTCTGGTGATATTTTCATCGAACTCGTCCGAGAAGCGGACAAGGACTTGTGGTTCCTTCAGGCGCATCTTCAGGCTTGAAGTCAGTTGTGGAAGAGTGGATGATGGGTTACGGAGCTAATGTCGAGCACGCCAAAGGCACTTAGCAACCACAGAACTACCGCGATTACCACCACGATATTCAGTATGTTCTTAATCTTGGCGTCCATTGGGATGTACGTGTTGACGAGCCAAAGCAGAATTCCAATCACAATCAATGAAATGATGAGATGCAGCATAGTTTATTCTCCTACCTAACACTGGATTCAGAAGTCCCCCAACCAACAAAAAATTCCTCAAAAATACCCCTAAACTGAACTATTGACACCTACTAATAGGGGGATTCCTGCTATGGCATTGAACTGGCGTGGACCGTGGAATGCGGGTGCCACTTATCAAATTGACGATGTAGTTTTTTACCTTACAGTTTCGTATGTCGCGTTGGACATTAACACCAACCAAGCCCCGATACAGGCTAACATCGGAACAATTTGGGATACATTTGCAGTTGGTTCTCCCGGCCCTCAGGGTGAACAAGGGATTCCGGGCAATCCCGGAGTTCAGGGAGACCCCGGAGTTCAAGGCAACCCCGGAGTACCGGGGGCGACCGGACAGGGATTCACGTGGCGTAATGCGTGGCTCTCCACCGTCACCTACAATGCCTACGATTGCGTATCTTACGTCGATGGCAATTCTTACATCTGCATCTCCAGCGGTGTCATTGATGTGCCCCCGGATTCCAATCTCTCCAAGTGGAATATTCTGGCGGGAATCGGCACCAGTCAAATTTACAGCAGCATTGGAAGCCCTCCCTCGCCGATTCCGCCCCCTGCAATTGGAGAAAGAGCACTTGTACTTGATGCGACAGCTAACACATTTGGCGCTGTCTATACAGGCGGCGGGAGTTACATTATGCCTGTATGGAGTGATGGTGTGAATTGGTATGTCGGGTAAGAAGGGTAAAAATGAAAAATCCACTTTTCAAAAGTGCAAATCGCTTTTCCTATCCCGATGCGGATTGGTGGGATTCAAAGCTGAGAAATAGCATGTCCAAAGTCTACCTCAACAAGTATCGGGGTGGACTCTTTGAGGATGGAAAAGACTTCCCTCCCGAGATGCGTGAATATGCCAAGAAGGTTATTTTTGGCTCTGTGAAAACGGGTCAGCGTCGTTCCAAGCTTGCCACGGGTGAGATGTCTCGTTCGGAAGTCACTCGTGAAGCGTACCCAATCCATTTTGCAATCGCCGACGCTGTAGGTGGGACTGTCGAGCCCTTCGATCAATACCAAGGTCCCTACATTGACACTGACCAAGGTCGCCTCTTCATCACCGTGGAAGAGGGAGGTATGGCGACGGTGTGGAATGAAGCAACGCATAACGAGTCTAATGCCTTCTTTCACGATGATGAGAATGGCGCGGTCGAGGCGGCTCTCTCGGTTCTTCCCAACAAACCCAAGCCAAGAAAGAGAACCTTGGGTGACATCTTTAAGACTCCACGCGATAAGAAAATTCGTAAGACTCCAGAGTTCAGTGAGGGTGATAAAATTTCTCTTCACGGCCTCGGCGTTGAAGCCTCTCTTCAGCCGATATGGGATAAAGCCATTCGTGCTGGGATGCTTGAATTCTCCGCGAATCGTTACAGCTTTACCAAGAATGCCAACGTCGCCGCGATTAACTATCTTAAGGACACAGTGGTGCGTATCAACTGTACGCTGAACCGCCGCCATGTTCCAAAGCGTGCCTCGGCTCATGAGGCTGCGGTGAAGGAGATTGCCAAGGTAGTAGTAGTTAGTAACCGCACATTGGACAAGATGGGGAGTCTCGCAAAGAAAGCCGCGAAGGCTACTCACGTTCTCTATGATGCCGGTCCAGAGAGCTACACGGTTCGTGTCATGCGGGGTAACAGCACCATTGATGAGTACAACGGCGGTAACTCACCCTTCGATTCTACGAGTCAATTCAACCGCACCGACAACGACGCTATCGAGTATAAGCGTCTACTGGGGTTTGCAGAGACCACAGCCAAGGAGATGGCACAAGAGTATGGTGTTCCCGAGAACATGGTTGACCATGATGAAGACCTCATGGCTGAAGAGCGGGAAGACGCTGGTATGGAATTCACGTCGGAGGACAATAGTGAACTTCGCAGCATAGGTATCGCACCTGACGCCGATGTTTCTGAAGTGAAGCAGCGTAAAAAGGATGTAAAGAAGTTCGACAGCAAATTTTTAAGGGACAATGGGATTAGGGGTAGTAAGTCCGCATCTCAAGTTCCCCCGATCCCACCGCAATCCAATTTGGCGACTGTCGAACAAACATTGCGTGCCGCTGGTGTGTTAAGTGAGCATGATTATGCTAGAGATGCTCACTTCGAGGGGTTTGTTCTTAACTCTATCAACTCCTTGGATGACGCTCAAAAGTTCTTGAATAAGCTTCGTCAAGATGCAAAGGGCACGTTCCTTGGAAAATGTTCTAAGGCGGAATCTGCTCAAGGGTGCTTAAACAAACCGTTTTGGCAGGAGAGTGTCGGTCATATCAGAAGCGCGTTGAGCCACGCTCGTCGTGTCCATTGTGGATGCCACGAAACGGGTTCATTTGCATCCAGTGGAAAACCAAAACTGAGTTCAGAAAAACCCAAGTGCCCTCACTGTGGCTCGACCAAGTATGCGCTCATGCCGACTGACTTTGAAACCGCCAAGTGCGAAGAGTGCGGCAAGAATTGGGATCACGGCATTGTAGACGGGATCAATAACCCAACCTCCAAAAAGTCCTTCTTTTCACCTGAGGATGCTGAGAAGTTCCGTAAGGAGAATGACGGCAGTAATGTGTTGCTAAATGAACGAGAGCCAAGAGCGGCAGATGAAGTGGAAAATCGCGTTAGCGATGAACGAAAGTGGGAGCCAGTGTTTGATAAGGAAGCTGCTGTGAAAACCGCAGCCGTCTATTCAGTCGTTAAGGAGGGCGGTGAGTGGTACATCAAAGGGCTTCCAAGCAGGGACTGGAGCGCCTCCACCGATGAGCAAGGTGTTGTCAAGGAAGTACCAGACACCTTCATCATTCCCGGCATGAACTACTCCACTGCCAATGCAGTTGGATTGACGGCGGGGCTTTACTCATCGCTCTATGACGAATTCCAAATCAATGACCACCTTAAAGAGGGTGACATTTTTGATACGCCGGTCGGGCAGTTCATTTGTGAAGGGGTGCATGTCATTCCTTACGATGAAAAAGCCAAGGCTTCCGTGGCTACAGTGAATGATGCCTACAGGTGTGCTAACTGTGGCTGCGACAAGGGCGACCACCGGGTTTCGTATGAAGATGGTGGCGAGGATTACTACGAATGCAAAAATCACCCTGACACATGCAAGCAGTATGTGGCGAAAGGAAATAAGATGGCAGCAGCACTTCCACCCACCCCTCCTCCACCAGCAATCGTAGAGCAAGCACCGGCTAACGTGGTTAAGCCAGCTTTGGATTTTCCTTTGCAGGTCGAGGCACCTGTGGTTAGGGGGGGGGGAGTGAAGCCAGCACTACATGAACAACTTCCTGAAGTCAAAACTCCTCGTGTGTATGTCGGCGACAACACCACTGGGTACAAAGAGATATAGATATGCCGTTTGAATCTAAGTTGCTTAGGAAAGTTCGCGAGGAAAACTATGGACAGGAAACTGTACTGGACATACACGATGTCCCCGACGAGTTCTTTCAACTGAAGACGGTGCGGCAGTTCGCAGAGACCTTATGCGATGAGATTGGCATGATTCGGGGACCGATGTACACATGGGGCGGGGAGAAGAAAGACCTCCATGCTCATCCTGAGAAGCCCAAAATAGACGGGATAAGCTGTATTCAGTTCTTGCACTCCAGCAGTATCACTATCCATGCAATTGACGAACTCAATAAGGTGTTCATCAACGTTTTTTCTTGTGAGTCTTTTGACGCGGATAGAGTCAAACAATTTGCACTGAAGAATGTTGGCGGGGTGGTTGTGGGCTACCACAACTATGAGAGGAAGTAATCATGGCTTTCACATCGAAGCTTCTCAAAAAAGCGTGGGAGGGCGAACTCTTCACTTATGTCGGTATGGTGTTCGACATTGAGAAAGCGGAGCAAATAATCGCTGCCCACCCACGCCCATCACAGAAGGCCCCCAAGAAATTCCTCGAAGCTTTTGTTGGTTCAATAGAGCAGGATAAGAGAGAAGAAGAGACCGGGACATTCAGTATGCTCAACGTAGGGTTGAAGAAGGAGCATGTTGATGAGGTAGATGAGAACAAGCCGGGTATCGTAGCCGTCATCACCTTCAAACCGTCAAAATCATTTCCTGAACAATCAACCAATTACATCCTCATCGACGGCAACCATCGAGCGAAGAAGCGGCTCCGTATGGGGTTTGAAGACATGGATGTCTACATTCTGACTCCTGAAGAGAGTTGGGAAATCATGGCACCCAACACTTTTGCTGGTCTCACGAAGAACCTTGTCAACCCCACCAAGAAGGAGTCCAAACCGCGTCCGCCACGCCCGAAATCTGACAAGCCCAGCAAGGCAGACGAGCGGAGAGCAGACATACAAGCCCGTCTTGACTTCATCAATCAGCACGCCGTTCCAAGTAGTCTCAATCTGAGGTTGTATATGGAGAAGTTCGGGGAGCCACTCTGGATGGATGACCTCACCGAAGAGAAAGAATACCTTGAATCGCAACTCAAGAAAAAGAAGAGAGCATATCAGGGTTGGTACACTCCTCAGGAAGTTGCTCGAAACACTGGAGCAGACCCCGTTGTGCTGGGGGCAGAGTGGTATGAGTTGTCGCTCGTGCCTGAAGGCAAGGAGCCCCCGAAGAAGGACATCATCCGCATTTCACCTGATTTTGCGTACGTTCCGGTGGAGCAACACGTCGCTGCTGAAAGACCCAAGCAGGAGTATACCTCGGAGCGCACTTCTGTGAATCAGCTTCCTGCGGTGTTCAATCGCGTAGAGTGGCAACCGAAAACGGTGAACCTTGATTACGGCGGTGGCCGATTCGATAACGCGGTTGAGTTCTTAAAAGGCAAAGGTGTCACCAACCTCGTGTTTGACCCATATAATCGTGCGGCGGAGCACAACAAGGACATCATGCACAAGTTGAAGAAGCGGAAAGCCGACACTGCAACGATTGCTAATGTGTTGAACGTCATTAAGGAGCCTGAGATTCGCAAACAGGTCATGCGAAAAGTGAGGGGGCTTGTCAAGCCGGGTGGCTTCGTTTACGTCATGTGTTATCGCGGCAGGGGCGAGTGCTCCGGCCCGACTTGTAATGGTTGGCAAGAAAACCGCCCCATCAAGACTTACCTCGAAGAAGTACAGCAGGTATTCGGCGATGCTGAAGTCCAAGGTCAGATGATCGTTGCGAGGGTCTAATGAAGTTTACAGCCTCGCGACCCTGAACCGAATTCGTGGGAGGATACTTTGAGTACGTATGGAACGTTGACCGTGAGTGGGAACATTGAAGCGTTGAAGCCCAAATTTCGTGAAGTTTGGAAGGGGGACAGATGAAATTTAAGTCAGGGTTCCTATCAAAAGTCGCTCTTCCCAGCAGCCATGTCATCAGCTTGCAGGAAGCACAAGACCGTGGTTACTTCGGTCCGGTTTACCACGGCACCACAAATGACCGCCGTGAGGTCATCGACCGCGAGGGTTTCAAGATATTCGAGGGTGAGGAAGGCTCGGGGGATATTCAGAATGGCTACTCTGGATACCAAGACTATAGTACAAAGCACCCCCACGTACCTGCCCCCGTACATCATCTAGGGTACGGAGTATACTTCACCACCAAGAAAGCCATCGCCAAGGAATTCAACTTCGGCGGAGCCGGGATTAGAACGTACTACTTGGACATTCCCAACTACGAGACTATCAATTTCGGCGCTCCGAATACGATGATGCAGTGGTGGATAAAGAATGGATATGAGCCTGACTTGGCAAAAAAGAATCGAGTTGAGGCTACAAAGAGGCTAACGGCAGTATTGAAGTCTAAGTGGAATGCGGTGTGGTACAAGGGACAGGGAATTCGCAAACTGCTCGATGGCGACCAGATTTGTGTTTACGATCCGAATCGCATTTATGAAATCAGTGCTTCTCTCGCGAAGCCCGGTGAGGTTGGGGCTAAGGTTCGCAGAAAGTCTGACGGGATGAAGGGCGTCATCATGAAGCGTGAGAACATTGAACACATGTTGGAAGAATTTCCCGCAGCAGCAACTTGGATTAAGCCGGGAGCTAAATGGCGTCTCCACGTCAAATGGCAGAGGGGTGGTACTGATATGAACGTACAGGATGTGGATGTGGACTTTCTATGATGACTATACCTTTGTTTGGCTGGTACGTTGCTCTGGTCATTTGGCTCCTCGGGATGTGGCTCTCATGGCGTGTGAATCAGGCAATCATCGAGATTGATTATCGACAAAGGATAGACCAAGACCCGGCGTTTGGATTCGTCATCCACCTATACTCATTCTTCACTATTCTCATTTGGCCGCTTGTACAGTTGGTGTCTATGCACCGGGCATTTGTTCACGGAACAGAAGTGAAAAAAGAGGAGTAGTATTGTTGTATGGATAGAAGGACACGAATCGTCTGGATTGGGTTGTGCCCAAAATGTCATGAGCGAATCCTGCGTCCAGAGTTGGAACAGGAGAAGCTTAAGTCAGTGTCGATGGTGTGCGAGTGTGGAATCCTCGTAGCCTGTCAAAGAGTTGCCTTCACCGGAGAAGCACTCACTCCCCCGCCCCGCCCGTATCACCACGTCTGGTGTAACGGCAGACCAGATTCCCCAGTGTTGGGTTGCCGCTGGTGCCTTCATGAGAATAAGGAAGGCGAATGGACTGGACTTTGGATTGATTACCCCTACGACCCGGCGATGACGACTGGAACGCAATTGATGAAAACGTACTTTCCTCAGAATATTGCACGCACGTAGCTCTTGCAGAATTTCCCGACTACGGGTATTATTGGTATATGGTTGTGTGCTTCGCAAGAGGCTGAAGACGTTCTAACCAGCATTTGGACGTGGGTTTGATTCCCACCGGGTCCACCAATAAAATCTATGGGCCCGCCAAGATTTCGACAGATGTTTTGGAAGGAAGCCGTCAACAACTCGTTCTCTCGCTATCCGTTATATGGTGGGAAAAATAACATCTGCCGAACCAATGGCACTTGCAGCGGCTGCTTAATAACCAGCTACTCGGAGTTCGTGGGCTGACTCTGTGAAAGAATAGTTCACTAGGATGGGGTCGCCAAAAGCGACCCCTACCGATTTTTGGGCGTCAATATGTCTCGTAGAGTTGGAACAAGAACGCGACTTGAGAATTCTCACTACCCGTCCATGTCTGTGCATTGGACGGAGGATGAGGCCACATATTTTCGCGTAGATTTGACCGAGACCAAGGAGTCAAAAGATGAAGTGGTCTGAGGACGGTTCCGAAGTCACGATGTCAAGGGCGGAGTACGACACTCTGCAAGAGGGCTACGCTACAGTAAAATGTCACTGTGGCTCTGAGGTTCAAGTCTTTCGTTTCAGCGGACCGGGGGACCCCGCACCCTGCGAGGTATGCGGATGCTATCAAAGGGACGCCGAAGCCATCGTTGATTGCATTGTAGAAAAACGCAAGCGGTATCCCTTCTTGAAATCTGTGAAGGCTTTCATCGACGGGCTCAAATACAACAAGGTGGAAGCCTACGTCAAAAATAAAGTGATGCGAGAGTTCAACCTTGGTACTGACGAAGAGTATACTGAACTTCGTGGTGCTTTGGCTTTCGCCGTGATGTATGATGGAGGGGAGTTCAACAAAGTTTAATCTCGCTGGTAGCTCAGAATTACGCCTCAAGGGACGGACGAGGGGGGTACCCACGACTCCGGAGGGAGAGGTAAAAGCCAAGAGCACCCATTGGTAATGGGGAGGTCGCAGGAGAGGCCCTGCCCAGCGTACCGAATTGAGGGTAGAATGCGTTGTACTTGTTTTGACCCTGAGATGTATCATGGATGGCAACGGCTGGACGGGTGTTACTCAGGTCTGGCTGGATGGCAACACCAAAGAAGGCGTCGAGCACATCATTCATTTGCGACAGGATATGCCTCTCGGCAGTATCCACGTGGATGTTGAAGGAGTTGGACTCACAGAGCGTGACTTGCAGTGGGCCGCGCTTTACGCTTCTGAGGTTCTCAAAAGAAAAAACGATTTGTTGAAAAAAATGTAGCCAAAACTTGCCACCCCCGTGTATTATATGGTTGTACGCGGAAGACCAGCCGCACGATGGGCTGTTCAGGGGGTGAAGGCATGAGCGTATTGATAGTCATTGCGTTCATTGTGTTGTTCGTAGCCTGTTTGTTTATGGCAGACAGGCTTGGGTACAATCGTGGTATCAAGGAACTCATTAAGCTGTTGGAAGAAGACCCGACAGGGGAAGTGGAGGTCTGCGTGAACAACGTTGGACATCCCCGGAAACGAGATGCGGCGTAGCTTCATCATCCAAAACTGGGGGCGGGTTGACAGACCGCCCCTGAAAAATTTTCTTGACAACCGGCGACTCTTCCGTGTAGAGTAAGCGCAAGTCGGAGAAATCCGAGAACTACCAAATCCAGTAATGAGGAGAAGGAAAATGCACTAGGTAAGCAACCACACTTTCGTTTTCGTGCGGACTGACATCAGTCTCGCTCAACAAATCGTGCAGTCCAACCACGCCACCTTTGAGATGGCATCCCGCCTTTCCGAACGCACCGAGACTCCATCGGTCGTTCTTATCGGAGTTCCCGACAAGTCAGAACTTGAGGCCGTCATTGAACGGCTCCAACGCTATGGCATTGACTACGAGGCTTTCTATGAGCCTGACAATGACCTCGGCTTGACGGCGGTCTCCACCTACCCAATCCAAAACAAAAAGCAGCGCAAAGCCATGGGCACCTATCGCCTCTGGTCGCCGGAGGTTTGCTATGCAGCAGCCTAATGAAGTTGTGCGTCTCATCGAGCCGCAGGAGCCCCTTGTCGCTACTGACGAGGACGTGGCACGGAACAACCGCCTCATGGAGGTTGCTAAGGCCGGATACATCATCCTCATCAAGAAGCCGAACGACGACCAGCTTTACGGTCCGGTTGAGAATTCGTTAAGCCTCGGTGTTGAGCCCAACCGCACGTTTCTCTACTGGTCGAGCACCTACTACAATCTCGACGCTTGGACGTGGGCGAACAAGGACATGGTGTACTGGAAGGAAAAGTACCCCGATTGGGAGTACACCATTTACAAGGCCATGGATGAAAATCTTCCAGTGGTCGTTAACTGGGATGTGTGGCTCGATGCTCAGTCACCATCGCCACACACGTTCAGCGGTGTCAAGAACAAGTACGATGGCCGCAACCTCAAGTTCACGATGAAGGGCCAGAAGGCGGACGAGCAGAAGACCTCACCGGCTCAGTCCATGGTTATCACGACGTTCTCACGGAAGGGAGAGTAATATGTCTACGACAACAATCGCACCCGTTGAACTTCTCGTTCGCACCGCAACGCTTCGTAAGATTCTTGACGAAGAGCCGGAAGTTCGTATTAAGCTTCAGACCATGGCTATCGAAAAGATTGCCGAGGAACTCAAGCGCAAGGCACAGAAAATCTCACTCGACAAGTTTGAGTCGGAGATGCAAGCTACTATCAATAAGTCCATCGCCGAATTCAACAAGAGCATCACCAGCACGTACAAGTTCCCACCCGAGGCTAAAGCCATCATCGAAAGCCTCGTCAAGGACGCTGTACAGACGTACTTCAAAGCCGAGGTTACTCGGTGGGAGAAGTCTGTCAATGATTTCTTCGCTGCCAAGCAAGCCGAATCCGACCGGCTTACTCAGGCGAAGGTTATGGAGACCATCGAAATGATGCGTCCCGCCATCAAGCAGCAGGCCCGCGAGGAGTTTGTTGCCACGCTTGAAGCTGTTCAGGGGGTGAAGGCATGAGCGTATTGATAGTCATTGCGTTCATTGTGTTGTTCGTAGCCTGACCGGCGTGAGTCAGAATGGGACGACCGAGTTGCAATTTGTTGGACTGGGTATTGGGAGTTGAAAAAGAAAGATTAGTTCTCGTTGGTGTCGTCTTCGGGGGCAAGATGATTGTCCAAGTAGACCTGATACCAATCGGTCGAGATTTCTTTTTGAGCCTCTTGAAGACTCATGGTGTGCGTGACACATACCTGACGGTGCAGCCAGTTTTCCACGGCGTCTTTAGCGTGGGCACCGGGCACCCCGTTGGGTGGGTCGTATGGTTGAGGAAACAAATTCTTCTCGTCGTCGGCACCGCCGAGTTCGAGAGAAATGATGTGGTCAACCTCGCACGACTCTTTGACTTGCTTGCCGGTTTTGGTGGTGCGGTAAACATCCGCACAGATGCCAGAGTGGGGCATCACAAAGTAGGCGGCGTACACATCATCCTTCATTTTTTTGGATGTGTGCCGGAATTCTTTGGTGGAGTCAGTGCAAACTTCAGTCTCGGTTGCATCAGAGCGAATGGCACCGGGCGAGATTTGGGGGTTGGGGAGAAGAACGTCTTCGTGGTGATAGAAGCGTCCCGGGCCTTTTTCAATAACGGACAATTCCGGCTGTACACATGGAGGAGGACTGGGCGGTGATCCAAAAACCATGAAAGACACAGGAGACACAGAACCATGATGACGAGAGACAGGAGTAGCAGCCAAAATCGTTTCATGGGCGTCCTCGAAAAACTTGAGGGGCAGAAGACCGAAGTCTAACGCAAGTACAGGTGCATCACCGTCTGCCCCTCTCCTGCTGCACTCGGTGAAAGGATGAAGCCCGAGTCAGCATCAACTTCAATTTAACACAACGAAGGAAGGAAGGAAAACAAGAAGGAAGGAAAACAAAATGACATAGGAAATGGAAAACAGCAAGATTCTTGCCGAGGCAATTCTCAACAACTGGTACGACCAGTATGAATCGGGAAACAGCGGACGGACATTCTACACCTGTCACTACTGTGGCGGTTATGGAGTGCCCAGTATTACAGAAATTGAGCACGATAGCGAATGCCCTGTTCTCGTCGCCCAACGAGTATTAGAGGAGGTATGAACAAAACATTCATCTCGAAAACTACTGTACTGGCGAAGCGTGCCCAAAAAGCCCATGAGCAGTGGTGCGACTTGGAAGTCAGGTTCAGCGAACTGAAACGGGAGTGCGACCATCGCACGCCCGATGGGAAGCTGTGGCTGAAGACGAAACGGCAACCAAAGCGGGGCTCACAGAAAGCGTGTACATATAAAGTATGCGGAATCTGTGGGCAAGACGTGTTTAACGACTGTTACGGTCGCCCGGTATCTGTTTGGAACCATCTCGATATACCCGAGGAAGAAAAACGCAGGGTGGAAGAGATTATGGGTTTGGGCAAAAAATTACTAGCCAAAACCAAGTAGACCCCGGTATCATGTAAGTGACGTGCTGAGGAAGCGGGGTCTGCACCGAATAGGTGTTCAGCGAAGACCGGACGGCCTCCTGCGGTAACGCGGGAACCCGGTGCCTCAGGTTTAGCCAACCCCTCAGCACGTCTTGATGTGTTTTCGTATCGCATTATCGGATACTCCAAGCAGCTTACCACATTGAAGATAACTGGTCTCCTCGATCATTTTTAGAAGGTCAGGAAGTGAGGGCCAGTTGATTTTGGGCGACTGATACCGCTGTTTGTTTTGACAGGATCGGCATCTCTTGGAACGGGCGTAGATGTTTGTCCTACAGTCCTCACAGGTGCGTTGTGCTTTTTCTATTTCAACCATTTTTCTGTTCCGACCACAGAAGGTATCGGTTTGGCTGTCACAATTAGGACAAAGCAGTCTCAAGTTCTCAATGCGGTTGTCATCGTTAACCCCATTGATGTGGTCGAGTCGAAGAACGAGGGGTTTACCATTCCACACAGGCAATTGACCACACAGAGCACAGATATTCTTTAGAATACCCAAAGCAATTAGTCGTTTTTTCAGCCGATTACGGGAATACGTACTGTTTTTACACAGGTGTTCCTCCAGAGGAACTTTTTTGGGCGTTGGTTTTACCCAGTGCGGCTGTAGGTTGAGTTTAGTCAACCGTTCTCGCACCATCTTGTAGTTGGTGCCCACACGTGCCTTGTGGAGGAGGTTAAGTACCCCGCAAATACTGGTTGCCTGTTTCACGATTTCGATGAATTCCGCATCTGTTGTTTCCATTTGAACCCCATTGCATTCAGAGTGTGCTTCTGCTCTAGGGTTCAATAGTCAAAAACTAGCCAAACTTTCATTTAATTAGGTATACTAAGAATGAAGGTTTCCAGCGCCCCTGTAGTTCAGTTGGTAGAACCGGAAACTCTAAATTTCTGCGAGTCGTGGGTTCGAGTCCCACCGGGGGCACCATTATGATATGCTGTACCTGCGTCCTTAGCTCAGTGGGTTTAGAGCAACTCTTTGACGCAGAGAAGGTCGGGGGTTCGACTCCCTCAGGACGCACCAATTATTGAGGTCGTATTATGAAGCGGTTCAGTTTTCTTTTGATTCTTCTTGGATGCTGCGTTGGGTGTAAAGTAGTTACACCACCGCCTCCCCCTCCCCCACCACCCATCTCAGGTATCGTGGTGCCGTGGCAACTACCTCCGGGCTGTACTTCAACCACGCCTTGCAATTTTTGGGTGTATCGAATTGGGGGTGTTTGCCCTTTGGGTTTGAGTGGCTCTCCCGGCTGGACTCTTTTGACCACTACCCCTATTACTCAGGTAACGTCTTACACCGATACGTCAGTGGTGTCAGGAACACAGTACAGTTATGATGTGGAGTCAGGGGCTGGCAGTATTCCTACTTCCGGTCCGTCCTCGTGTAGTACGTTCATCGCACCATAATTTTGACTCTGGAAGTCTGTAGTATGGAGTGGACTGCATGGGGCTTCGTTCATATTTAATGGTTCTGTTCTTGTGTGGGCTCACCGCACAGGCACAGTCAACTGTCGCACTTCCTAAAGGGGTAACAGGGTACGGGGTTGGTTTGACTTGGAATGCTCCAGTCAACTCGGCTAATTTACCCACATGCACCACACAACTAATTGCGGCCTCCGACCCATGTTGGGACCCTGTTGCCGGTTACAACGTTTATCGTTCACCAACTGGTGGTTTGTTGAATGCCACACCTGTAACACTTGTCGCCTACACTGATTCAACTGTTGTAGAGGGCAATACGTATACTTACTATGTTGAAAGCGTGGACGCCTCGGGAGCTACGAGCGTTCCCTCGAACACAGTAACTGTACCCATTCCCGCTACGTTGTTTGTTCCCACTCCACCTGTTATTGGAACTTTGCACGCCACATAAAAAGGAGCTACACATGAAGAAACTTTTTCTTTCAACCGCACTGCTGATGGTTTTCGGTTTGACCATATCGTCAGTTCATGCTCAAACAACCAATCTGCCGGGGGCAGCAACTAGCTCTGTGACTGTTCCGGTCACCGACACTTCCTGCACATCCACGAATACTTGCTTGCTGGCTGTTTACCGTATCGCCGGAACTTGTCCTTCAACGCTGGCTGCATCAGCCGGTTGGACTGTGTTGGGAACTGTCGCCGTCCCCTCGGCTACGCAATATTTGGACAACACAGTGAGCCCAACGACTCAGTACAGTTACGATGTGGAAGCAGCCCCGACCGCAAACACTGCTGCAAATTCTGCCCCGTCGAATTGTGCTACCATTACAACACCGTTTCATCCAGCGGCTCCTGTCCTTGGGACTTTGAGCGCCACCTAATCGGACACGATGTCTGGTTTCATGTCCGATTAGGGGGTGGGATACTCACCCCACAGACATTTTTCCATAAAGCTGTGGAAAAATAATTCACAAGTTAGTTGCAAAAACCAACTTTCGCTGGTATTATGTAGATGAGGGTGATTAGAGGGAAACCTTGAGTCACCCACCATACCCGGTTCGAGGGAAACCTTAAGCCGGGTGCCAACTCCGGCCTGAGGGCAACCTTGGGTCGGGGGCCAAGCCGGGAGAGTGGGAAACTATTCGACCGGCTCCATCGGTGGGGGTAGGCTAACGTCTGTCCCCACCGACCAAGCATTAAGTTTCTGAAAGGTACCAAGAAGGAATCATCAATGCGTCTCACAAACCAAACACGAATTACCACTACAACGCAAACCAGCGTTCTGCGGCCTCGTGTTTTCGTACGAATCTGAAAAGATTCAATCTGAGATGCGATGAGCCGCCTGAACAGGCGGCTTTAGTGTTTTTAGGGGGAGTTTTGGCGTCATTCGATGAGCATTGTCGAGATTGTGAACGCATCCTCGGCGACCGATGCGAAGAAGTGAATCATTGGTTGGATGCGGGATTCAAACGGTTTGGTCCGTTGCACAGATTTTGGCGACACCACTCACGTGGGGTTGATGAGGCAGAAAAATTGTTTGGGGTTCTCGGTCGCAAGGCAGCAATCGTTCACATCATGAAAGATTGTGGACATGTGCCTTCGACGCGAGATTGGGAGGAGCAAAGAGTTGATAGCCTCGGCATCAGTTTGAAAGTTTCGAAAGGTGAATTGCTCATCACTTCCAGCGGTTCTTTTGCAGGGTTTTGGAATGCGGAGAAGTTTGACACCGCAGCCCGGAAGGCGTTGGACAGCGATGGACATTGATGCAGTTATCAGTCAACTCCGGGCTGAGAAAAATGCAGTACGCGGAGACGGATTTGGGTACGCGGGTGCTTTAATATCCACGTACAAGAAAGCAATCTCGGCGCTTGAAGATTTGCAGGAGAAGTTGAAAGAGACGCCTCCTCCAGTGGAAGCCGAGAGTTTGATAGCAACTAACCCCGATTGTTTCGGGTTCGGCGGAGATAACGTCGCCGAGTGCAAGTGTCGAAAAGTTTTTGCGCCTTTTGCTTAACGGTAGAGCCTCCGCCCGATTAGCGGAAGACATGGGTTCGACTCCTATAAGGCGCACCAAGTTTAGGGTATTAGACCACATGCCTCAAGATACAAAGCGTGTAGGTAATGTGAGTGAAGCGGCTGTATTGGCTGCTCTGTTGAAGCGGGGGTATGTGGTTTTAACCCCATGGGGAGATAATGAGCGATACGATTTGGTCATTGATAACGAGGGGACTTTTGAAAGAGTCCAAGTAAAGACCGGGCGTATCATTAGCGGTGCTGTAGTGGTTGATGCAAAAAGTGTCTCTACTAAAGGCACAAATTGGTATCATGGGCAGGTAGACCACATAGCTGCTTATTGTACTGAGTTGGATAAATGCTACCTCGTGCCAATGGTGGTGTTTGGAAAACGACGGTCGATAAGTTTGCGATTCGAAGCTTCAAAGAACCATCAGAGCAAGAGAGTGACTTTGGCAAAAGATTTCGAGTTGTAATGGGCGAATAGCTCAGTTGGTTAGAGCGCAGTCCTGATAAGACTGAGGTCGGTGGTTCGAGCCCACCTTCGCCCACCAAGTATGTTGGAAGAACGTCCATGTTTCGCGTGTGGTGAGAAAGCCGGAGGGAATCTCCGGCTGCACAAAGATGACTGCTCTTATATTCGTGAACTGTGTAAGAAGTACGCCGCATGTCGCGAGTATGTAGCGGGTAAGAACGCGGACATGTCTTGGTCTCGAAAGGGACCGAGAAAGAACAAGAAGCATTAAGCCGGTGTGGCTCAGTGGCGACAGCAGCAGTTTTGTAAACTGCCATACAAACACCGGGGGTTCGATTCCCTTCACCGGCTCCAACAATTTGATTTTGCCACGGTGGCTCAGCGGCGACTGCAACGGTATCGTAAACCGTCATACAAACATCGGGGGTTCGAGTCCCTCCCGTGGCTCCAAGATTGGCCGGGTTAGCTCAGTTGGTAGAGCGTCTCACTTGTAACGAGAAGGTCAGGAGTTCAATTCTCCTACTCGGCTCCAAGGTTGGGTATTAGATGACATTGAACGCGATGGTGAGTACCCTATCGGTTTGCCCAGTCATTATGGTATGTTCTACCTAAGTCGGCGTGGGAACCAGTGACGTATCCCATCGACCGTTTCCGCTGGTGGTGTGAGGAGCATTTGTGAAAAGAGAAGATGAGTTTGGGATGGCACTTTGCCAGTCGGAGTATCAGGGCACTCAATGTGATGGGCATGAAGATCACGGACCGGAGCATTTTGCAACTGTGAACGATGGTGCGATGACGTGGACTGATGACGGGGTTGTGAAACAGGGCACGGTCGAAGAAGTGATTCGAGCACATACAAATGGATTGTGTTGTAAGTAAGCCGGTATAGCATAGTGGCAGTGCAACTGCTTGGTACGCAGTAGACACAGGTTTGATTCCTGTTATCGGCTCCAAAGTTTGAAGGTGATTTCATGGCAACTGTTGCTGTTGAAACGTGCATTAACGGTTGTGGCAAGCAAGCCACGTGGATTCGTCACACGCAGTTCGCCGGTACTCACCCCTTCTGCACTGAGTGTGCGAGGAAGGAAAAAGATTTCGGGGAGGATTCCAGCTATGTTGGTTGGGAGTGCCTCTCAATGAACTACGTAACATGGGCGCAGCAAATGGCCGACCGTCGCAAGGTTTGTTTGGCTTGCGAGTTTGATGAGTGGGCGGCTCAGGCAACCGCCGAAGATTTGGCAGCAACTCAGCCTTGCGCTTTTCCGCATGGCGGACAGTATTGCAGGGTGCCTCCAGTTGAGGAGCACATGACAGTCGAAGACGCTGTTAAGAAGTTGGAGCAGATTTTTCGCGACCTTCAGGACAACGACGAGACGAATGACAAGTGGGATTGGATGGGTGCGGACTTTTGTATCCACGTAATTAAGTCCCACCTTAAGCTACCGTAGCTCGAAAGGAAAAATGAAAGCAGAGGATTACAAAGCCATAGTGGTTTCCATTTTGAAGAGTCAGCATCCTACTGGTATGTTGTCCCTTCCTCAAACAGTTATAGCTCCGGGTTTCAAGGCTAAGTCTTCTGATGGATGCGTTTGGAACGTTTTCAAAACGAATTACGATGATGGCTATGATGAAGTTTCCTCTTGTTCTTTTCGTATTTTGTAAAAAAAGCCGACGTAGCTCAGTTGGTAGAGCACTTCATTGGTAATGAAGAGGTCACGGGTCCGATTCCCGTCGTCGGCTCCAATTTAACAGGATTTGCCTTCAGCATAGCGAGTCCGTCTCCAGTGTCTGCCGTTCCCCCGGTTGCGACCTTTGGAGGTTGGAAGCTGGCTGTCACAGTTGGGGCAGATGCATCGAATGTTTTCTCTCTGGTTGTTGGTAGAGTTGCCGTCGATGTGGTCGAGGTTGAAGGTTAGTGGCTTGCCATTCCAGACGTTGGGCATTTGGCAGATAGCACAACGGTTGTTTTGCTCTTGCATGATGTGTTCGCGATAGCAATGCCCTGCATGGGTTTCGAGCCGAGCCTCACCAGTGGTGAGCCAACGCTCAACGATTTTAGATTTTCGAAGGGCCACTTGGCACTTGTTGGAACAGAATTTTGGGTTGCTCGTTTCTCGGTCGCATTGAAGGCAATTCATAAACCACTCCCTGATTAGGGAAGTGGTAGTCAAAAATGATTGAAGGGATGTATGGAACAGTACCCAAGCATCGAGAATAGCTCCAAGGCACCGTTTGGTCAGCCGTGCATCGCCTTCTATAAGTACGACGGTTCGAACCTTCGATGGGAATGGAACCCGAAGAAGGGCTGGTTCAAGTTCGGCACTCGTACCCAGTTGTTTGACCAGTCGGACGAGATTTTCGGAGAGGCGATTCCACTCTTCATGAAGATGGGCGACGAAATTGTCCGCCGCGTGAAAAGTGTAGAGCGACAGCCGCAGCGAATCACGGCGTTCACTGAGTTTTTCGGGCCGAGCAGTTTCACCGGGTCGCACATAGCAGGAGAGCCAAAAGAACTTCGTCTCTTTGATGTGTACCTGTTCAAGCGGGGGTTGATGAAGCCCCGGCAGTTCGTTAAAGTGTTTGGAGACCTACCATACTCTGCTGAAGTAGTGTATGAGGGTAATCTAAACAAGCAGTTCATCGAGGATATTCGTGAAGGACGCTACCCAGTGTGGGAGGGGGTTGTCTGCAAGGGCGACGATTGGATGTGTAAGATAAAGACCAAAGCGTACTTTGCCAAACTGAGTGAAGTGTACGGGCGAAACATCGGACCGTACTGGGAGTGATGTCATGGGTTTCATGTTTCTTACTCTGTTGATTGCTTTGGTTGTACAGGCTTTGTGGGTGCTTCACACTACCCGCGTCGAGAAGGCTGAACTTGCTGCTGGCCGTGGAACTGGTACTGAGGGGTATGCGGCTATGGCGTACTGTTTAGTTTTCGCTGTTGCAGATATTGTTTGGTTGCTCCTCACTGCGGTTGTTTGGTTGGTCGGGGTGTGGAAATGAGAGATGAGTTGCGCTGGTGGTGGCAAAGACAAAAGCATCGGCTGTGGCCGGATCGTTTTGCAAGTTTGTTCAACTGGCCAAGCAACTTTAACGACTTGCCGTTTCGTGAAAAACTACAGCATGTACGTAGTAAGGGGAAAGTTGGAAGGCATTCACTCGAAGGTGGTTGGTGCCCCCTGTGCGGGACAGTCTATTACTATGATAACCGCGACGGGGATAACTGGAACACAAGTTCAGAAGTGTCGGTTGATTTGATGCCGTACATTGTAGAGAGGTTTTAGTTTTTATTGGGGAGTCGGGCATTGGTAGGCCCCGCAGTCTTTGAAGCTGTTGAGCGTAATTGCTCCTTGTCGGTTCGAATCCGGCCTCCCTAGCCAAGTTTGGAGTATTAGATTAGATGGCGAAGACAATTCAAGTCGAGATACCGAGAAGTGCAATATTGGAATTGAACGGTGACCTATCCTTCGGTTCAAAATTGTACAACGCTATCCTTGAGGCTGAGAACACGGGCAAGGCTGTGACGGTTGAAATTGGGAAGGCCCGGAAGAAGGCGTCGGTCGCCATCGTAGAGGGTTGATGTCGGAACTTTCTGAATTGCTGAATGAGTTGGGGCAGGAGCGGTTTCATCGTCTCGGTCTTGAGGCTGTGGGTCAGGCATTGAAGACCTCGGCAGGAAGAGCAGAAATCGCAAAGTCGCTGTCATTTGAAAGTTGTCGCGAGTATGTGTCGTTTCTGTGTCGAGAAGTAAGGAAGCTGGCTGACGCTGAAGACCAACTCATGGCTGGGAATATTTAATTCCGTCGTCGTTCAACGGTAGGACAGCAGACTTTGAATCTGTTTATCGGGGTTCGAATCCCTGCGACGGAGCCAGCGGTGCGGAGACAGGTCCCGGTCTGCAAAGACAGCGAGGCGAAGACGCCCCGGCACCCTGCAAGGAGTTCTCATGGTTGCTTTTTTGAAGCGGTGGCAAGATGTCATCTACATGGCTGGCGGTGGATTTGTTGTCCTAGTTCTATCGGAGATGACTGCTAACAAAGAGTTGAGCACTGTTGGATTCTGGATGCTCGTCGCCGGTCTGGTAATCTGGATGTTGAGACTGCGAAAATAATTTGCAGTTTTCAGATTTTTCCACAGAGTTTGTGGTACTATACACAGTGAGTCGGCTATTGCAGCCCTTCCTTCTACATCTAATGGACAGAGCTAGGTCTGCTGCTCTCCGACTCACGAGTTTTGCAACACAAGTTGAACCGGCTATTGGAGCCCTTCCTTCTAACAATTCCCGCCTCGGCGGGTTCGATGGTGTTAGGTCTCCTACTCTCCGGCTCTATAACACAGGCTGGCTATTTCAACCCTTCCTTCTCAAATGACCAAAACCGCGAATCCGGTTCGAATCCGGCCTCCCTTCGGGGTTGTCGTCCAATGGTAGGACAGCGGTCTCAAAAAGGTTTGATGCTTTCCAGTCTTCTAGGTTGGCTATTGGAGCCCTTCCTTCTACTCATTGACGCCCGAAAGGGCATCGCTACGAATTAGGTCTCCTACTCTCCAACCTTACTCTTGAAAGGAGTAACGCCATGAATGTACAGTCGATTGTTCTTCGCCGCCTCAACAAGATTTTGCTTCCAGTTTCAGGGAAGCGTGTGTCTGCCCCCACGCCATACCCGGCGCTTGTTGCCACGTTCAATCTGAACATTCAAGCACTTGGCTATACTCTGTCCCCCGACGCCATCAAGGGCTTCCTGCGTTTGGGCGAAGCGTCCGCTGTGCTTCTCTTCGATGAAATTCTTACCGCACTCAAGGAAGCTAAGGGCGTGAAGAACTACCGCCCGATGTACCCGAACTTCCCGAAGCAGGTTATCGAGGCTTCGGACGCGGAATTGTACATCAACGCCATCTGCCACTACTTCTCTTTTTTGGTCGTAGACATCACGGGCAACCCGGACAACATCTGGTTGCCGAAGTATGTCAAGGACAAGCGTGAGCCGCTAGATGAAAAGGTGGAGTTGCGTGTTGTTGACCTTGCTACCACGGAAGACATCGACACATTGACCACTCGTCTGGCTACGTCCAATACGTCTCTGTCAGCGTCGGACAAGGAAGAGTTGTCCACCCTGATTAAGAACGGGTATGGAAAGTTGCTCGACATCTTTCCCGCGATTCCAAATAAGGAAAATCTCGCGTATGTTGGGGCCTTGCTTCAGGGCACGGCGATTGACATTGCCCCGTACTTCAAGACGGCCACGGACGTTCTGCGTCTGGCGACCGCGATGAGCAACGGCGATGTGTCGCTCAAGGATGACTCCAAGTTCCGCAGCTTCAAGCGTTCGGAGCGTAAGTTCTTGCTTGGTTTGTTGGAAGCCGCAGGAAGCAAGGAAGAGGATATGCTCCGCTTCCCGGCTCGTTGGGTTCGTCTCGGTGAGCGTCTGCATCCCGGCGAATTCGCGAAGCGTTTCCCGACTACGCTGAAGGCTTTCACTACGCTTCGCAACAATGAGACTGTGGAAACTTTCCGCACCCATGTTGAAGCTGCTGTTCGTAGTGGCAACGCTCTTCAGGCAACCACGTTGTTGACTCAGCGCCCCGGCGAGTTCGCTCGTCGTCTCGATCACGTTCTGCGTCAGGCTGGCACCCCGGCGAAGCAGGGCCGTGTTGTGGATGCTTTCTTGGCTGTTGCTCACGATGTTTCGACCCCGGTGCTGTTGCAGGTACTGGCTCACTTCGAGCACCGCGATGAGACTGACATGCGCGTTGTGTTCCCGAAGGGGAACGTGGCGAAGGTCATGTCTCTGGAGAAGACCTTGGAGAATATGTCCAAGGCGGTCACTCGCAAGATTGCTACAGGTATCAAGGCAGTTTTGGTCGAGCGGTTCTCTATCCTGCCTGAGTTGGGCAACGTGTACATCGACTCTGCGTTGCAGGATTGTCTCCTGCCGTTCTCGCAGCGTTCGGCCAGCAAGACGTTCCGCACCTTAGTGCGTGGCTCCAAGCTGCCGTTCGGCGATGAGAAGGGCACCGTCCGCTTCTTCATCTGGTGGAAGGAAGGCAAGTCTGGCAAGGCCGACAGCGACCTTGAAGAAAACTTCTACGGGTATCACTCGAATCGTGTTGACCTTGACCTCTCGGCGTGTGCCTATGACGAGAACTGGGTGAGCAAGGGCGCGGTGACATACTACAACTTGCGTGAGCAGTTCGCAGTTCACAGCGGCGACATCACTTCGGCACCGAAGGGTGCGAGTGAGTTCATCGACGTGGACATTGCGAAAGCCCTAAAGGCGGGTGTGCGTTACATCGTTCAGACTGTTCACAGCTTCACCGGACAGAAGTTCGCCGATGTGCCGGAGTGCTTCGCTGGATTTATGCTTCGCGAGAAGCCGCAGTCTGGCGAGGTCTATGACCCGCGTACTGTAGTTGACCGGGCTGATGTGACGACTGAGGCAACCTCTGTTGTCCCGATGATTATCGACCTCGTTGACCGCAAGGTCATTTGGGTTGATGCGACTATGACCACTGGGAACAACTACCGTTATAGCTGGCGTGGTGGAAACAACGTGGCGTCCACTCGTGGAACCATTGAACTTTTGGGCAAGGCGTTCACTAACATCAAGAAGCCTAACCTCTACGATTTGCTCAACCTCCATGTGGAAGCACGTGGCACGTTGGTCGATGAGGCAGAGGAAGCGGATGTGGTGTTCTCGGTGGAAGCTGGAACGCCCTTCGAACTCGACCGTATCGCTTCGGAATTCATGGCTGACGCTGTAAAGGCTCCGGTTGTGAAGAAGAAGGCGGTAGCAGTCTAAGTTTTCTTGACTATCACCCTCTAATTAGAGGGGCTATTGAAGCCCTTCCTACTAAGGGTGATAGTCATGATATTTTACACGGTATACCGCACACAAAATCTTGTAAACGGCAAGTATTACCTCGGCGTCCACAAGACTAGGAATCCGTATGATGGGTACCTTGGGTCGGGTAAAGTGCTCCGGTCGGCGATTCAAAAGTATGGTGAGCAGTCATTCATCAAGAATGTGTGCTTTATCTTTGACAACGCCGAAGAAGCTTTCGCCAAAGAGTTTGAACTGATTGAGTCGTATCGAAAAGACCCACTATGCTATAACCTGAGACAAGGGGGTAGCGGGGGTTTCGACTACATCAATCAGGCGGGGCTATCACCGGGGTTTAACTACATAAATGCCAACGGGCTGGCTGCTGACAACAGGTTAAACCCTAAGCGAATTGAAGCGGTCAAAGCAGGTCTGGTGGCGCACCCACGCTCTCACCCTTGTTCAGAAGAAACAAAACTCAAGTTACGGAAGGCTCTGGAAGGTCGGGTATTGGGTGAACGTACCCAAGATACCAGAGAGAAGATACGTGTCGCTAACAAGGGCAAGGTTCTATCTGAGGAAACTAAAGAAAAAATACGACAATCTCGATTGAATCGTGGTATTATTAGACATTGCGCGGCTATTGGAACCCTTCCTTCTAAAACTTGACTCTTAATCAAACAAAGGTCTCCTACTCTCCGCCAATAGCATCGAAGAACTCCGGGGTAACTCCCGGAGTTCTTCGTTTAAGGTGGGTATTAGTGAATATGCATCGTACCAAAGCAGGACTTCTCCTCGAAAAAATCCTCAACGGAAATAAGCACCGTTATTTGCTGTGTTGGAACGGTGAACGGGAGGACTCTGAAGAGTCTCCCTACGACTGTGCTTGCTGCATCACATGGTCAGACAACGAGCTATACCAGCGTTGCGGCTGCATCTGCCACGAACGTATCGAAGAAATGGCGAGAGTCCCGCACATCAAGCTGTGGCTGTTGGCGTTGGAGTCCATGGATGAGTTGCCTAAGTTCTTCACATCGTATGCTGAAAAACTAACCTACTGCAAACCCATCGCTGCTCAACACGAAGAACACCGTCAGGGTCGCATTACGAAGTATGATTTTGGCCCGTGCAAGTGTGAGTTCTGCGAGTTTGTCAGGGACGACGTGCATCGCAAGTTTGCGATTGAGGGAGAAGACAACTCTCATATCAATGACAAGCCGGTGCCAACTCCATGCGTTATCAAGGGCTCTGATGGCACAATCTATCGCATACACGAAGCAACGAGGATTGAAGTCGAGCCTCCGCCGACAGTCGCAGACACATCCTTTGAATCGTGGTGGTCAAGCACCAACAATCAAAATTGGTTCAGCAACAAACCCGTCACGTTGAAAGATTTGAAAGAGACTGCCCACTATGCGTGGAAGGCGGCTGGTGGGGCTAAGACGGTCAGCGCGGAAGAGTCCTATATTCGACAGCTACATGAAGACGCCATGGCACCCGGAGTTGCGGATGGACCGTCATGAAGTACAGTGCGTAGTTTTCTTTTGCGCTGCTAAACGAGCGGTATGGGAAGCACGCATCTTTGCCTTAGTCTCCTCAGAGTGGGGATGATACACTCGTTTCTTTCGAGCCTCAATTAGTTGTTGTCGGTGCTCTTTGGTCACACCTGTTGAATAGCGAAGTTTACGATTTTGAGACATCAATGCACGGGTTGCTTCTGAGTGTTTGGCCCGTGGTTTTCCTTTTTGAGCGGAGGCTATCTTGGCTTTGGTTTGTTCAGAACGGGGTTTACCCCAGTTAGAGTTCTTTGAGCCTGTGTGAGCCTCTGCGTTCTTTCTTTTGTGTTCCTCGGTTGGGGCTCCCCGTTTGTATCCAAGGCAACTCTCAGCTTTCGGTCGGCTGTTGTAGCCGGTCGTATAAGCCATCGTGGTATCTATCCAATGCTGCTCTCTGTCGAGGAGTTCAGCGAGGCTACATAGCTCTATTATCTCGAACTGAAATGTAGAAGAGCCATACTTCTTCCAAGCATTTAGAAGTTTGCGACAAGGGTGTGTTCCACGATTGAGTTTCAACGTGTGTTGCCGCCAACGTTCTTCAATGTCTTTGCTGCTCCCGATGTAGACTTTTCCATTTTGCAGGTTTCGAATTCGATAAACACCAGTATTCATAAATGAGAGGCTCCCTACAATAGGGATTGGTAATCGTAATGCCGCAAATACAATTGAATGAAGAGCAGATGCTGGCGGTGCAACACCCTGTGGATTCTCCAGCGTGTTTAATTGCAGGGGCCGGTAGTGGTAAGACTCGGGTTCTTACTGAACGGGTACGGTATCTTATCAACCAAGGGGTGCCACCTAGAAAAATTTGTTGCGTGACATTTACCAACAAAGCCGCAAACGAGCTATTGGAACGGCTTGAACTGGAGGAGGCATCCTTCGACATTCCCAAGGTGTCCACCATCCACTCTTTGGCTCTTGGCTCCATTCGTCAGAGCCCTCCCGGCTTTGGACTTCAGAACAAGGTAACTCCACTGGACGACTACGACCAGACTCAGATGCTTCGCAGAATTGTGGAGCGGGAAGTGGACATCAAGGAGAAAGGCATCAGTCTCGGCTCCTATGTGTACAACCTGCTTGAGAAAGTGGGATTCCACCGCTCTCGTGGTCTTGGGTTTTCTGAAGAGTACACCGACGAAGTTCATGAACGGGCTCAGATAGAACACGCCGGTTACCACGCTCTCGAACCGCTAGACATGCAAATCTGGAAAGCCTACGAAGAGGAAAAGAAAAAGAACTCTGTCGTGGATTTCGATGACATGTTACATCTGGTTGTCCGCCGTCTCCGCACAGACGACTCTTACCGCGAGTCCATGGGAAAGCGATTTGAACATGTGCTTATGGATGAGGCTCAGGACACCAACCCTGTGCAATGGGAGTTTGTGAACTCCTTGCTCTCACCAACGAACAAGAACTTCTATGTCGTCGGCGACATGAGCCAGTGTCAACCAGCCGGAACTATGGTACGAACTTTAGACAAACCGGGACATGGGACACACCCCGCCACCTATAAGGATGTCTCAATTGAATCGTTTACAGGAGAACTTCAATTGGCAGATGTGGGGGTGGTTTCTTGGACAAAGTGTGACCAACGCACTTATGCGGCTGAACGTGGTGTGCGTGCAGCTAGTCGTTTCTATAAGGGGCCGTTGCTTACCATCCACGCCGCGAACAATTTGTCCACTCGCGTTACACCAAACCATTGGTTGTGGGTACGGTTTAACAAGAATACCCGAGATAAGTACATTGTGTATCTGATGCAGAAGGACGGTTATGGTTTCCGTGTCGGGATGAGTAAATTCAAAAAGAACATGAGCCAGACAGGGTTTGGTTTAAGTAGTCGGCTCAATTGTGAACGAGGCAATCGGGCTTGGATTTTAAGGGTTTGTGATTCTCGACCTGAAGCAGAAGCGTGGGAAGAAATCGTCTCAATTAAATATGGCATCCCTGAGAGTGTGTTCAACGCTGAACATGCCTGTGTAAACAAGACTCAAGATTTCATTAAGCTTGTATTTTCTCATGCTGACCCCAAAAAGGCAGTACAGTGTTTGGAAGATTATGGGTTGGATGTAAACACGCCACTAGTAGAGCGGTCGAATGATGCGACTGTAAATCAGTGCAATCGCAAATGGCGTGGGTATTTCAAAACCATCGCCGCTAATGCTGTTCCCATCGCTTCTCTGTTAGACATTCCATTACCCGGAGTGAACCAATCAACGCCCATATCTTCTGTTACCAGTGCGTGGTTTGAGGGTCAAGTATACTCTCTTGACGTTGAGAAAGACCATACCTACATTGCTGATGGTTTGGTGGTAGGTAACTGTATCTATGCCTTCAATGGGGCCGTGCCAAAGATTCTCAAGGACTACAGCGAAGGCTGGCGTGGGCATAGTCCCATGCTGTATCGCATCGCTCGTAACCATCGCAGTCTCCCCCGCATTGTGTATCTCGCTAACCACATTCAATCAAAAATGACAGCAACGATTCCCTTGAAGATGCAGGTCTTCCGTGGAGACGCAGAGACCAAGGGCACACTTGAAATCACTCGGGCCTCGCTGCCTTTGGACGTTGCGATGATTATCGCGGGAGAGATTTACAAGGACAATGCACGCAAGCGTGACCAGATTCCGTACAAAGAAAACTGCATTCTTGTCCGCTCCGCTCGTCAGGTTCCAGACATCGAAAGTGCCTTGGTTCGTCACCGCGTTCCATATCAAGTTCGCGGCGGTCGTGGCTTGCTTCAGACTGAAGAGATTCGTGACGTGCTCTCCTATTTGCGTCTGGCGACCAATCCCAAGGATTTCACAGCCCTCGCTCGTGCTGTGACAGTTCCTAAGACAGGCGCTGGTGATGTGACGCTGGAGAAAATCCGCAAGACGGCTAATGAGAAGTTTGGTGGTGACCTGATTAAGGGTTGTACGTCAATTGATAAGTTGTCAACATTCGTGTCTGCGTTGGAGAATATCCAGAAGTTTGGAGAGTATCCAGTTCAGGCTCTTGACAAAATCATTGACTACATGAACTACAAAACCTACATCGCCTCCAAGTACAAAAAGGAACCGGACAAGGTAAAATCCAAGCTGGAAAATATCGAACGTTTCCGGGAACTTGTGCGGAATCTTTCCGAGGATCAGAAGATGTCCACTGAAGACCTCGTGTTTCAGCTTACGCTCGACCGGGCGCGTGAGGATGACAAGGACGGCATGGTTACAGTGTCCACCATTCATTCAGCCAAGGGGCTGGAGTGGACACGAGTGTACGTGACCAATATCGTTGAAGGTTCCCTACCCCACCGCTTCTCCATGGGCTCTGAGGAAGAAGTTGAAGAGGAGCGGCGTCTGTTCTACGTTGCCTGTACCCGTGCGAAGGATTGGTTGACTCTCTGCGTTCCGGCGATGGCTCAGAATGGCACGGATACGATTCGGCAGAAGCCGTCACGGTTCTTGGTTGAGACAGGAGTGCTCAGTGAATGATACCTGTTGGCTGTTTTGGCATGAAAAGGTGAAAATCGCCTGTTGGCTATTCGGCTGTGCCTATGACCCAGTGGATTCCTCCAGCCCATTTGCGTGTTTTCGGTGCCTATCCGATGTGGAAGGCGAGGGCTGGTGTTCTGGAACTCAGCCATTTCGAAAGATTTACCGGCTGTGCCACGGCTGGTCGTGGAAAGACGCATAATCCCAAAAAATTAGTATCCAAAACTCGGCTGGTTCAGGTATACTGGAAATGAAAGGTAGACCTGATGCAACCTGAGACCTTCTGGACGCTACTGCACGACGCTGCCCATTGGGAATTTGAAGTCTTCCTGATGGTTGTTTTCGATGGTGTGATTGGCTATCTCGGTTTCCGTTTGTTGTGGCCGAAAATCAGGAAACACTGGAAACACCACATTGAACGCGACCAGCGGGAGGGCGTAGACAAGCCACGTCTAGTTGGCACTCGTCAACGCATCACTTCTCAAGATGTTTTAGGTTCCTTCGGAATTGATGAGGCAGATGTTGTCTCGTGGGAACTGACGAATGACACACTCACTGTTGTATTGAGGAAACAGTCATGAATCCCGAGTGTACAAGAAAAAGGAGAAGTGATGCAAAGACCCTCTTACGGTTGTCTCGTCGCCCGGTGCCAAGTGCATAAGTTGCACGAGGGGCATCTGTGGCTGTTCAATGAAGTCAAATCTCGCCACAACCGCGTCATTCTGTTCCTCGGCGTCCGCCCGATTGGAGCGACCTACAAGAACCCTCTCGACTTCGAGACACGCAAAGCGATGGTTCAGGCTGAATTTCCCGATTTCAATATTCTCCCACTGCCTGATACGAAGACAGATGAGCAGTGGTCGAGCAACCTCGACAATCGTATCCGCGAACTCGCCGACTATGGCGATGTGACTCTCTACGGCTCTCGCGATTCTTTCACCGCCCACTATACCGGCAGCTACAAACCCGTTGAATTAACGATGCCCCATGCTCTTCGCACCATCAACGGCACGGACATCCGGGCAGAGATTACCAACAGCGTTCTCCAGTCTCCCGATTTTCGGGCCGGTGTTATCCACGCCATCACCAATCTGCGCCCTCAGTGCAAAGCCACTGTGGATGTTGTAATCACCCACTGGGCTGTTGCGGAAGGTCCCGGCACCGGCAAGCGTCAAGATGGTGTGTTTGGGGGCAAAGAACGGGTTCAGTATTTCCTCCTCGGTATGAAGCCGGGGGAAAACCTGTGGCGTTTCATCGGCGGTTTCTCCGAACCCACGACTCCGACTTATGAGTTCGACGCCGTGCGGGAAGCTATGGAAGAGACTGGTTTGCCGATTGAGGATTTGAAGTACATTGGCTCCGCTCTCATTCCTGACTGGCGTTGGGCAGGAGAGCCCGACCAAATCAAGACACTCGTCTTTACCGGCACGTCCATGACTATGGGTGGCAAGGCGAACGACGATATTGCCAAAGTGAAGTGGGTCAAGGCGGCGGAACTTGAAGAGTCGATGTTCATCGACACGCACAAGCCCATTTGGAACCTTGTCAAAAAGCATTTCAACTTAACAGAAGGGAAGGCAACCTATGCCGCAAGCAATTCGCTATAACCCATTGCTCGAAACCGACAGCTACAAACTTTCTCACTGGTGGCAGTATCCGCCTGACGCTCGACATGTCTACTCGCACCTGATGTCGCGTGGCGGCTTCTGGAGAGACACGATGTTCTTCGGTCTCCAGTACATCCTGAAGTCCTGCTTCGTCGGCAAGGTGTTCACCAAGGAAGACATTGACGAGGCTCAGATGCTCTCGGCCTTGCACTTCGGCACCGACAAGGTGTTCAATACGGTGGGCTGGACACGGCTGCTCGAAAAGCACGGCGGTATGTTGCCTCTCAAGGTTCGTGCAGTTCCCGAGGGCACGGTTGTCCCAGTCAAGAACGCGCTCATGACCATTGAGAACACCGACCCTGAATTCCCATGGCTCACCAATTGGGCGGAGACTTTGCTGTTGCAGGTCTGGTACCCTATCACGGTCGGCACTCTGTCGTGGAAAATCAAGCAGGAGATTGGCAAGGACCTCGTTCGCACAGGCGACCCAAGCCTGTTGCCTTTCAAGCTGCACGACTTTGGCTATCGCGGCGTCTCTTCGCGTGAGACGGCGGCTATCGGCGGTGGAGCCCATCTGGTGAACTTCATGGGCACTGATACTCTCGCGGCCATTACCATGCTCCGGCAGTTCTACAATGAGCCGGGTATGCCGGGGTTCTCCATCTCGGCCATGGAGCACAGCACTGTGACTTCATGGGGTGAGGATCACGAGAAGGATGCCTACGAGAACATGCTTGACAAGTCGCCAACGCCGCTGACCGCTTGTGTTATCGACAGCTACGACACGCACAACGCCGTCGTCGAGATTTTTGGTAGCCAACTTCGCGAGAAGGTTCTTCGCCGTCCCGGCACGGTGGTTCTTCGTCCCGACTCGGGCGACCCAGTTGTGGTCATTGAAGACATCTTCAACGCGGTGGCCGAGAAGTTCGGCTTCGAGACCAACACCAAGGGCTGGAAAGTTCTTCCGCAGCAGATTCGCGTCATTCAGGGCGACGGTGTGAACTACCAGAACATCCTTCGCATCAATTCGGCCCTTACTCGGGCGGGGTGGTCGATGGACAACTGGGGCTATGGCATGGGCGGTGCCCTATTGCAGCAGCAGAACCGTGACACGATGCGCTTCGCCATTAAGTGCTCCGCAATTGATCGTGCAGGGGTTTGGCACAACGTCAACAAGAACCCGAAGACCGACCTCACCAAGGCTTCGATGGGCGGACGTTTTTGCACCGTGGATTTGGGCAACGACATCCACACCATCGAGAGCACGGAGGAGGAGTGCTACGGCAACATCATGCACACTGTATTTATCGACGGCGTGTTGAAGAAGGATTATACGCTGGCGGAAGTTCGCGAAACTGCCGCGAAATACGATGAGTACATGCAGGAGGCCGCAGCGACAGCGTAACATGAAACTTCACTGGTACATCCCGTTCACTGGACACACCGGCAGTTATTGCGGTCGTGACATTACGCCTAT